GGATCAAGCATGGTAGGAAAGCATTTATCAAAAATACTTCCCCAAGCTAAATACATAACAAGTAAAGATTGCGATTTGAAAGATTTGAACGCAACATTGAAATACTTCAATAATAATAAGCCTGATTTAGTTATTCATTTAGCAGCGAAAGTCGGAGGTATATTAGACAATATCAAAAATCCAGTATCTTTTTTTGAAGACAATGTGCTTATAAACACAAATGTTTTAAAAGCTAGTTTTTCATCTGGTGCGGACAATTTTATTGGAGTTCTTAGTACTTGTATTTATCCAGACAAGCTCAAAAAAAATCAATATCCTGTAACAGAAAATTTACTTCATGAAGGACCACCAACAAAAACTAATTTCTCATATGGATATGCAAAAAGATGTTTAGAAGTTCAAATAAGAGCTTATAACGAACAATACGGAACTAAATACAGCTCCATAATACCATGTAATTTATATTCACAACACGATCATTTTGAAGGTGATAAAGCTCATTTTTTATCTAGTTTAATAGCAAAAATTCATGATGCTAAAGTAAATAACAAAAAATACATTCAATTATTTGGCTCTGGTAAGCCTCTCAGACAGTTTATGTACGCTGAAGATTTAGCAAAAGCAATAGCTTTGTCTATCAATAATAGCAATTCATTTTGTTATAATGTTTGTACTCCTGAGAATAAAAGTATCAAAGAAATAGCAGAAATAGCTTTAAAAGCTTGTGATGCTGAACATTTGAAAATCAAATGGGACAAGACAAAACCAGACGGTCAATTTAGAAAAGACGCTTCTTCACAAAAATTTTTAACTGATTATCCTGATTTCAAATTCACTTCATTATTTGAAGGAATACAAAAAACTTATAATATCAAATACAATGAGTGCTTGGAAGCTAAATGATTCTAATTTTTCTTTTTTAGACAGACTAAAAATTGCTAAGTTCATACTAAATCCAAATAACTTTTGGACAATGAATAAACAAGTTGCTTTGTTCGAAAAGAAAATGGCTGCATACATTGGATGTAAACACGCCGTTTTCGTATCTAGCGGATCAACTGCCAATACAATTTTGGCAATGTATTTAAAAGATAAGTTTTACACTGAACAAAAAAAGAAGATTGTTTTTCCATCTACCACTTGGACAACTTCAATTGCCCCATTTTTGAGAGAAGGTTTTGAGCCTTTGTTTATTGACGTATCGTTCAAGGATTTTGCTATGGATTTAGATTTATTAGACTCGGTTTTAGAAAAAGAACGCGATTCAGTATCATGCGTTTTTATAACAAGTTTAATAGGCTTTGTTCCAGACATGTATAAATTATCGCAAATTGGCGATAAACACGGAGTAAGAATCATGATGGATAATTGCGAGAACACATTCGGACAGTTCTATTTTAGAAATGTTTCATCTTTTTTCACTAGCACTACAAGCACTTATTTCGGACATCAATTGCAAAGTGTAGAAGGTGGATTCATATTTACAAATGATGATGAAGAATATGAATACTTTTTAATGGCTCGCAATCATGGAATGACTAGGAGTGTAAAAAATCCTGAGAAATTTATTAATAAAGATGTCGATAGCAGATTTGATTTTAATTTCCTCGGAAATAATTTTAGGAATACAGATATAAACGCTTTTATTGGTCTATTAGATTTTGAAAGAATAGAAGATCTAACCAATAAAAGGATCAATTTATATAACATATATAAGCAATCATTAAACGATTCTTCATATCTACCAATAATCACAAATAAATATGGTCACGTTCCATTTTGTTTCCCAGTATTTTGTAAGAACTCAGAAAAGAGAAACTTAGCAATTAGTTTCTGCGATAAGAATGAAATAGAAAGTCGCCCAATCATTTCTGGTAATCTTTTAAAGCAAACTTGTTATAAACAATATGGAGATTATAAGAACTTTAAAAATAGCGAATATCTACATAACAATGCTTTTTATGTAGGGCTACATTCAAAAGTAACAAAAGAAAATATTATAAAATTAACTAATTATTTAAACAATCTATAATATGAAAGTAATAGTAACTGGAATTCTAGGTCAAGACGGAGCAAATATGGTTGAATATTTGCTGAAAAATACTGATGCAAAAATTTATGGAATGATTAGGCGCACATCTAATCCCAATTTTGTTAACTGCCAAGCATTTATTAAGAATGAAAGATTTCAACTTGTTTATGGAGATTTGTCTGACAGCATTAGTATTGATAATTTAGTAAGAGATATTCAGCCTGATTATTTTATTAATTTTGCTGCACAAAGCTTTGTTGGTTGTAGTTGGGAAATTCCTCTTCAGACTTTTGACGCTAATGCAACTGGTGTTGCAAGATGCTTAGAAGCTATTCGTAGGTTTCAGCCTAAGTGTCGTTTTTATTCTGCTGGATCTAGCGAAGAATTTGGAGACGTTCAATACAGTCCTCAAGACATTCTTCATCCAGTAAGGCCAAGAAGCCCATACGGAGCAAGCAAAGCTGCCGCTCGACATCTCGTAAAAGTTTATCGTGAATCTTATAATTTATACGCTGTTCATGGAATCCTTTTTAATCATGAAGGAACTAAGCGCGGCGAAGAATTTGTAACTAGAAAAATTACAAAAGGCGTAGCTCGCATAATTCATAGCATCAGAAATAAAAAGTCATTCGCTCCAATTGAATTGGGAAATTTGGACGCGAAGAGAGACTGGTCCGATTCTGAAGATTTCGTCGATGGAGTATGGAAAATGCTGAATCAGCAAAAACCAAAAGATTACGTTCTTTCTTCAAATGAGACCCATACGATCAGAGAATTTATTAATAAAGCATTCGCTGTAATTAATATCGATGGTGTTTGGCATGGAAATGGAACGAATGAAGAATTAAGTTTACCTAATTATATAATGGAGGAGCATGAAGTTTGTTCATCCGTTTTGGTTAAAATTAATCCTAAATTTTATAGACCAGCGGAAGTAGAATTATTATTGGGCGATTCAACTCCAGCCAGAGAAGAATTAGCTTGGAAGCCGAAAATTTCCTTTGACAACCTCGTAGAACGTATGGTAAAGTATGACATAGATAATTATAAAATCTAGTGTATAATAGTCTTTACCATGAATAACGAATTAAATATTCTGTCTCCATCGTTCCTAGCAAAGTATAAAAATAAGCAACCCAACTGGGGTTTTAATGGACTTGGATATATAGTCTATAAGCGTACATATGCTCGCCTAAAGGAAGATGGAACAACTGAAGAGTGGCATGAAACCGTCGAACGATGCGTAAATGGCGCACAAAAGATCGGAGCAGGATACACAAAGGAAGAAGCTGAACGTATTTATGATTACGTCTTCAACCTAAAGGGTAATTTTGCTGGTCGAATGCTTTGGCAGCTTGGCACTTCTACCGTAGATCGTTTTGGAGCCAACTCGCTATTGAACTGCTGGGCAACCGCAATGCGTGAGCCAAAGGCGTTTTTGTTTCTCTTTGAGAACTTGATGCTTGGAGGCGGAGTCGGTTACAGCATTCGTCGCGAAGATGTTCATGAGCTTCCAAAGATCAAAAAGAGTGTAACAGTTATTCATGAAGCTACTAAAGACGCTGATTACATTGTCCCTGACAAGCGTGAAGGCTGGGTTAACCTTCTATCTAAAGTCTTGGACGCTTTTTATGTCACTGGCAAGTCGTTTTCTTATTCGACTATTCTCATTCGTGGGTATGGAGAACCAATCAAAGGCTTTGGCGGAAAAGCTAGTGGTCCACAAATCCTTATTGACGGAATCGATAAGATCACGAAGATTTTCCAAGCTAGAGAAGGTAAGAAACTTCGTTCAATCGATGTTTTAGATATCTGCAACATTATTGGCAGCATCGTTGTTGCAGGTAACGTTCGTCGCAGTGCTGAAATCGCTCTTGGTGATCCAGATGACATTCTTTATCTTCGCGCAAAGAACTGGGGAACTGGTAACGTTCCAAATTGGCGAGCCATGAGCAACAATACTATCTATGCTGATAGTTTTGATCATGTGCTTGACGAACTTTGGAAGAATGGCTACGAGATTAACAAGGATTCTGGTTATGCTAATGGCGAGCCTTATGGATTCTTTAATCTTCCACTTTCTCAAAAGTTTGGTCGCATTAAGGATGGACCAATTTCTCAAAATCTTCTTTATCCAACAGACGTTGATAACTGCGAGATGACAAATCCTTGCGCTGAGATCAGCCTTTCAAATTATGAGTGCTGCAATCTTTGTGAACTTTATCTAAACAATATTACCTCAAAGGAGGAACTAATTGACTGTGCAAGACTACTTTATAAGACTCAAAAGGCGATTGCTGCTCTTCCATTTATCCATGAAGAAACAAATCGTATCGTTCACAAGAATATGCGCCTTGGTCTTGGCGTTACTGGCGTTTGTCAGTCTCTTGATAAGCTTGACTGGCTTGATGATTGTTATATCGCTCTACGCAAGTTCGACAAAGAATGGAGTGCAAAGCGCGGATGGTCAGAGAGCATCAAGCTCACCACAGTTAAGCCAAGCGGAACCTTGAGCTTGCTTGGTGGTGCTACACCCGGAGTTCATCCTGCATTTAGTCAGTATTATATGCGTACGGTTCGCATGTCTAGTTCTGACGCTCTCGTTCAGACTTGTAAGGACATGGGTTATCATGTTGAGTTTCTTGTCAATTTTGATGGCACTGAGAATCGCGACACTGTAGTTGTTTATTTCCCATGTAAGACTCCAGAAGGCTCCATCCTTACAAAGGATATGGATGTCATCAAGCAGCTTGAGATGGTGAAGAAGCTACAGACTATTTGGGCTGACAATGCTGTTTCTGTAACCGCTTATTACAAGCCAGAAGAGCTAGATCTTCTCAAGAATTGGCTAAAAGACAACTATGAACACAATATCAAGAGCGTTAGTTTCTTGCTGTTTAAGGATCATGGTTTCAAACAAGCTCCTTATCAAGAGATTGATGAAGTTTCTTATTTAGCTGCAAGCGCAAAGGTTAAGCCACTAACCAACATCACGACTAATACTTCTGAAATACTGGATATGGCTGAATGCGCTGGTGGAGCTTGTCCAATTCGATAAAAGTTGAAAAAAATTTACACCGACATAACATAAATCACATATACAAATATATGAGCAAGACCAAGACTAAGACCGCTACTGCTTCAGTAAAGACCGCAAAGCAAACTGGCAAGCCAGCCGCGCCAGCCAAGCCAAGTGGTGGTAAGAAGAAGTAACATCAAAAATAAATAACGAAAAAAGCCGCCCTAAAAAGCGGCTTTACTTTTTTCTAAGCTCTGTTTATTAAGTGTAACATAATTTATGAACTTAGTATTAGACTTTAGCGAGCAAATTAAAGCTGCTCAAAAAACATATAAAGGCAAAAAACGTAGTGAACTAAAAGATAGTGATTTTTTGTTTCCTGAAACCCGCTCGTTTCCTATTGTTAGTCCACAAGATGTTCGCGATGCGATAAGCAATTTTGGAAGAATGAAGAGCAACATGAGTTACGATCAATTTATTAAGAAGCTTTATCAAAAAGCTAAGAGTAAAGGTAAAGAATTTGTTGATGCTATTCCAGATTCCACTAAAAAAGAACATAAATTATCATAATGAATATTATTATCGATCTATCTCATTTAATTGCTAAAAAAAGACAAGGCCCTAAAAGCTCTTCACAAACTCCTGCAAAACCAGAAGAGCGCAAGAAAGGTTCTAAAATAAATGAACCTGGATCTGCTGGCACAACACCAGAAGCTAAAGAACGTGCAAAAGAAGTTTTAAAACGCAAAGACGATAAACAACTTGTAAGCAAAGCTGAAATAACTTTTAGTGAAAAAGTAACAAAAGCTCTAAAAGAAAAAGTCAAGAATCATAATGCTAAACATTCCAAAAAAGTAACTCTTGGACAATTGAAGAAAGTTTATCGTAGAGGTTTGGGTGCTTTTAGCGCAAGCCATAGACCTGGAGTATCAAGAGCCGCTTGGGGTATGGCAAGAGTGGCTCAGTTTCTTAAAATGGCCGCTGGAGGAAAAGTAAAAGACGCTTATAGAAGAGCCGATCAAGATATTTTAAGTTCTAAATGAATAATAAATATAAAAGAGGTCAATTTTGTTCTATTAAAAATAAGTATTTTTGGAGTTATATTAATGGAAATAGAGAGTATTGGATAACTATAGATAAATATAATCAATATAAAGAAAGAATGCAAACTGAAGAATATAAACATAAAAAATCCTTGCAAAATAAAAATTATTCTAATAAAGCTAATAAAAATCGTAGAATTAAATATAAAGAAAATATTGATTATAAAAACAAAAGACTTTCACAAGCTAAAAAATTTAGACTAGAAAATCTTAAAAAAAGATCTACTGAACAACTCGCTAGACACGCAAACGAACAAAGATCTCGACAATCTAAAATAAAAACGCCTTTAATTTTACGCAAATTTTGTGAAGTTTTTTATGATACTGCTAAATCTTTAGAATCTATAACTAACAAGAAGTATCATGTTGATCATATTATTCCTTTATCTAAAGGCGGCAAACATTTGCCTTGGAATTTGCAAGTGCTAACAGCAGAAGAAAATTTAATAAAATCAAATAAACTAACAATATGAACGATAAAATAATAGATATTTATTCTTTTGATGATTTTGATGATTCAGAATTTGATCAAGCTCTTTCTGATTTAAAAGAATTTGGTGTAAATGATGATGAACTCAATTTAAATTTTATTAACATAGAAGATTAAAATGAATATTATTACTAAATTATTAACTTATCAAAACCAAGTAAAAATTTTACATTGGCAGACAACTTCATACTCAGAACACATGTCTTTAGGTTCATTATACAGTGATCTATCTGAGCAAATCGATGGATTCGTTGAGACCTTCATGGGAAAGTATGGAAGAATAATCAGCCAAACCTCATTTAATCTTTCTCTTGAAAATTACAAGAGCATGTCTCCACAAAATCTATTGACTGATATGGAGGCTTATCTTATTAATGAATTACCAACAATGCTAAATGCAAAAACAGATACAGATCTTCTCAATATGAGAGATGAAATTCTAGGATCTGTAAACAAGACAAAATATCTACTTACTTTAAAGTAATTTAAAATGAATATATCGGTAAATCTTAGCAATGAAATTCGTGCTGCTAAGGACAAGAAAGTCCTTAACAAGCCGTTTAGAACACCTAAAGGACCAAAAAAGTTCTCTGTTTATGTAAAAAACGACAAGGGAAACATTGTAAAGGTGAACTTTGGTGATCCAAATATGGAGATCAAGCGTGATGATCCTGCTCGCCGCAAGAATTTTCGCGCTCGTCATCAATGCGATACTAACCCCGGTCCTCGTTGGAAAGCTAGATATTGGTCTTGTAAGATGTGGGAATCTAAGAAGTCTGTCACAGACTACACATCAAAAGGTTCTATTGACGATATCGTTCATCAGTGGGATGGAATTTCTTTATGGGAACAATCAGATCTTTTAAAATTAGCTCCTTATTTATCCAATGCTCAAGAAATTACTGAAGAAATCGAAACAGAAACTGAAGAAGTTAATGAAGAAGCTGCCGAAATGGCTATGGCGCAATTAGCTTATATAGCTGATTATTCCAAAGATCTTCTTGATAAACTTCGCGCCAATCCTTCTATGGGTGAAGAGATAGAACCTTGGGTTCTTAGCAAAATCACTATTATGGAAGATTATCTTTTTTCTGTTTATAACTATCTCATTTATTCAGAAGTTTCTGAACATGAAAATGGTGAAAAGATGGAAGCTGGCATGAGAGTTCTAAATATTAACGCTTCATGCAAACACTACAATAGTGAAGGTGTTATTAAAGAAATTAAAGATCTTCCAAATGATATGGGCAAGATAGTCGCTTATGAAGTTGTAAACGACGGAGCCAATTTCAAAAAGGGTGATATTTTAACAAAAACAATAGATCAAATCAAAATCCTAGAAGGAAATAAATAATATGAAATCAAATCTTAAATTCGATAATAAAAATTTCGTCGCTGAAGTCTCAATTTCTAGCGTGATGGAAGAAGACGAAATGGAAATGCACGATGAGTATATGAGTGAATGCATGTTGAAAGAAGATGCATTCGTAAATACAGCAGGTATGTCTAGCAGTGATGCTAAATATATGTGCGGTATGTCATATATGAAAAATCGCCCAATGCTAAATGAAATGGCTGGACAATTAACTGAAAAGCAAAAGACCCTTCCTCCTGCTCTTCAAAAAGCCATTCTCAAGAGAATGCAAAAGCAAGGTAAGCTCAATAAAGATGGAGAAAAAGAAATGGGTGAAAGCCCTGATTCTGAAAAATCCGAAGCTGCACAAATAGCAACCTTTGTTCAAACTCCAGCACCTCCTTCTGGTAACATTACTCCCGATGCGGCTGTCGAAGGATTAAAAATTGATGACAAGCTAAAAGCAGAACAAGAAGCCGCCGCACCAAATAATCCCGGTCTACAAAGTCCGACATTCGATCCAAAAGCTTAATTTAAACAAAAACCGCTAGGCAACTAGCGGTTTTTTGCTATTGACAGGTTTCATCTTCTCAAGTACCCTTTTGAAGATGAATAAAAGAGAGCTACTCAGGAAGCTTTTGCATATTCCAAAGAAAGTTCATCCATCATTTTGGGGCAAGCAATTCAGAATTTTAAATTCTCTACTAAAGAAGTTTCCAGATATGAAATTCTGGGAACAAGTCGTTGTCGTTAAAGTTGATTGTCTTACATTATATGCTGGTGAAGACGCTAATGGAATAGCTGAAAAATATAAGAGATTCATTTTTCAACCTGAATTAAAAAATATAGAAGTTCAGATTGGCGAAAAGACTGGACATGATTATAATATCACTGTAAAACCTAAAACAATTAAAGATTTTCTAAAATGAGCAAAAAGAATAAAGACGAAGTAGATAGTTCAAAAATTACCACATCGCAAGACCAGCTAAAGAGTTTTTTAAAGAATAATAAAGAATCGCATTATAATTTTGAACCAAGTATTGATTACAAGGTTTCGAGCGGAAGTTTATTGCTAGATTATTTTTTGTCTGGCGGTCTTGGTACTGGTCTGCATCGATTCTGCGGAATCAATGAAGGTGGCAAGACAAGCTGCGCTCTTCAATTCATGAAGAACTTCTTGGATCAACCAAAGAAGCGCAAGGGTTTTTATATTAAAGCTGAAGGTCGTCTAAGCAAAGAGATGATTGAACGCTCTGGTGTTAAGTTCGTCTTTAATGAAGACGAATGGGTGGAAGGAACTTGTTTCGTATTTGAATCTAATATTCACGAAACAGTGTTTGATGCTATGCGAGAGTTGGTTGGTAAGAATGATGAAAAGATTCAGTATTTCTTCCTTCTCGACTCTGTAGATGGATTGATTAGAAAGGGCGATCTTGATAAGACTTTTGAAGAGTCTCAGAAAGTTGCCGGTGGTGCAGTAATCGCTGCTGATCTAATGAAGCGTATTTCTATCGCTCTACAAAAGCGTGGTCATATCGCTGTGTTCATCTCTCAAGTCCGAGCAGATATTAAGCTAGATCCTTACAGCAAAGCTCCAATTCGCCAAACCACTGCAACTGGCGGTAACGCTTTGCTACATTTCGCAAACTGGATTTTTGAATTCGATGCTCGTTATAAGGGTGATTTGATTCTTGAAGATCCAAATTCTTCTTACGATGAGCAAAAGAATCCATATCTAGGACATTTTGTTAAGATCGTGGTTAAAAAGTCTCCAAACGAAAGGACTAATTGCACTATTAGATATCCTATTAAGTATGGACGCAAAAATGGAACTTCTAATTGGATCGAGAAGGAAATCTTTGATTTTCTAACGATGTGGGAAATTGCAATTAAGAAAGGTGCTTGGATTAGCTTTGATGAAGAGTTTCTAAATACTTTGAAGGAAGCTGGATTCAATGATTTTCCCGCTCAAATTCAAGGATCAGCAAAGTTTGAACAGATCGTAAATGAAAATGAAAAGCTCAAGGCTTTCTTTTTCAAGTATATCAGCGAAAACCTACTAAATTTTGGCGATGGAATTTCTATCACTGAGTAATAAAAAGAGACGATGCAAGAATGCCCGCAATTATTTAATTAATTGGGGACTTGATAGTCGAAGCAAATTTCAAACGGAGGTTAAAAAATTCTTACGCAATTATTGGTCACACAATATTGTGTTTGAAGAGTTTCCTATCGTTGGAACAAGACTTACCTTGGATTTTTATAACGCTAATAAAAAGATAGCTATAGAAGTCCAAGGTAGGCAGCACACAGGTTTTGTTAAATTCTTCCATGAAAATAGAATGAATTTTCTCCATCAGTTAAATAGAGATAAAAAGAAAGAAAGATTCTGCGAATTAAACGAGATTACACTTGTAACTATTTTCGAAAACGATACAATAAATAAAGACCTTTTCGAGAGTCAAGGTGTAATATTATAAAATGAAGAAGGATTCACAATCAGAGAGTTTTAAACAATTTAAAATTCCTGAAAACTATTTTAATAAGCTCTATGAGTTTACTGGTTCAGATGAATCCTCGAAAGGCTTTATAGTCGCTTACGTCTCTCAAGACGGATGCCCTATGATTTATACGAAAGTAGCCAACCCCATTGTTGAAATGGGGTTGGTCAAAGCCTTGGAGAAATATTTAAACGAAGTAAACAACAGTCAAGATTCCATTGACATGAGCGATGAAGCCTGATATTGTGCGGCTGGCATGATTTATTCGTATGACTTGGAGACGCAGTTGCTTGCTGGATTGATTAAATATCCAGAGCGATATGCCGATGTTGCGTCTTTTATTACAGAAAAAGATTTTTGGAGCGAAAGCTCTAAAATCAATAGAACTATTTTTTGCGTACTTCGTCAAGCCATCGACAATGGTGAAAAAATTGACGACGTAGTTATTTCTCAAAGAGTAAAGAACTTTGGAGTTACTTTTGAAGACAATATCAATCCATCAGATTATATTGAATCTCTTTCTCTCAAAAAGCTTTCTCCAGACTCTATCATCAGCGTAGCAAAAGAACTGAAGAAGTTCACTATCAGGCGCGAAATAGCTTTGTGCGGTGCTGAGATCAACAAGAAGATGAAGTCTATATCTCCATCTTCTGATTACAACACCATCATTGAAACTGCTGATAAGCTTTATAATGATCAAATAAATCTTTACGAGACTGGTGCAGATCAACCAGAAGATATCTTTGCTGAGATGGAAGCTCTTATTGAAGAGCGTGGTAATAATCCAGTTACAGAATTTGGATTTGCTGGTCCACATCCAAAGACTCAAGATATGTACGGTTCTTTACTCAGGCCCGGAAACATTACGGTCATTGTTGCTCGTTCTGGCGTAGGTAAAACTCAATTCTGTTTGGATTTTACAACTAAAGTTTCTGAGCAATATCAAGTTCCAGTTCTTCACTTCGATAACGGTGAAATGAGTAAAGAAGAATTGATATTTAGACAGTGTGCTGCAATGTCCAAAGTTCCGATGTATCTGCTAGAAAGCGGAAATTGGCGCAAAGCAGGTCCAGAAGTAGTAGAAAACGTAAGATCGGTTTGGCGTTCACTGAAAGATCGATACAAACATCTTTACTATTATAATGTTGGTGGAATGAGCGTGGATTCGCAAATCAGCGTGTTAAAGCGATTTTACTATTCTAAAATTGGTCGAGGAAATCCACTTATTTTTAGTTTCGATTACATCAAAACTACGAGTGAGAACGGCGGGAATAAAACTGAATGGCAGCTTGTTGGTGAAATGGTTGACAAATACAAGCGTTGTATTCAGAGAGATATTAAGAGTGACAAGGGACCATGCATATCAATGATGACTTCCGTCCAATCTAATCGTGCAGGTATTGTTACAAATAAAAATGCTGCTAATGTAACCGATGATGAAAGCATCGTATCGCTTTCAGATCGTATTACTCAATTTTCGTCTCACATGTTTATCTTGCGTCAAAAAACATTTGATGAACTACAGAATGAAGTTGGTTTCGGAACTCATAAATTAATCAATGTTAAAGCTCGTCATTTGGGCAAAGACATTGCTGGCGCAATCAATCCAGTTAAACTTCCAGATGGAACACTCAAGAAAAACTTTGTTAATTTGGAAATCGCTAATTTTTGTGTAACCGAAAAAGGAGATTACAGAGATATCGTTGATTCTCTTTCTGCAACCGCAACTGTAGCTAAGGATAATAATGACGACGTACCTAACCTCGATTGATAATCAGGCTGAGATTATTGAAAAAACTTTGGTCAGTCTTGGTTATCAACTAGCTGATCGTGGAAAGTATTGGCAATGCAGTGCAGTTTATCGTGATGGCGATAATAGAACTGCGCTACAAATTTGGAAAGATACTGGTATTTGGAGAGATTTCGTTGCAAATACTTCTTATCAGCCTTTTAAAAGATTGCTTGAACTCAGTTGTAAAGATGATTCTAAAATTGAAGAAATCTTAGAATCAATTAAGAATAACAATGATCCGTATATCGAATCAGTAAGAACTCCAAAAATGGAATCAGAACAATTCATCGATCATGAAGAAGTGAAAACGTTGCTTCCACATCATGATTTTTATAACAAGAAGGGCATTAGCTCTCAGATACTTGATCTTTATGTATCTGGATTTTCAATGTCTGGCAAGATGAATGGTAGATATGTATTTCCTATTTTTGATGAGAACAGAAAAGTCATTGGACTAAGCGGCAGACATCTGCTTTGGAAGCAAAATTCTTCATATCCTAAATGGAAACATTTAGGAAGAAAAGGTAACTGGATATATCCAATCAACCTTCAGAAAGAAGAAGACAATATTTTTAAAAAGACTATCGAAGAGAAGCGAAAGATTATTCTAGTTGAAGGTATTGGTGACAGCTTGGCTTTATCTCAACAAGGTTATTACAATCATCTCGTTGTATTTGGTCTTGAAATCAGTTCTAAACAACTGTCTTATCTTATGTCTTTATCTGTTGATGAAGTTATTATTGCAACAAATAACGATTCAGATAAAACCGACAACAGAGGTTTGCAAGCTGCTATTAAAATCTTTCTCAAGCTCATTAAATATATTGATATTGATAAAATAAAAATAATGCTTCCAATTTGCAAAGACTTTGGAGAAATGCTTGAAAAGGGAATTACGCTAGAACGCTGGGAAAATAAAAAGCGTGATAGAATAACTCAGGTAGAATACATACTTGATTATGTATATAATACTGACAAGGACAAGAAGAATATTTCTATCCTGAAAAATTATTTAGAAAGTTTGAAGCTTTGAAAGAGACGCTTTCAGCCAGTAAAATCAAAACGCTAAAATCCTGCTCATGGCAGTATTGGTGCAAATATATTTTAAAGCTTCCAGACAAAACAAATTCTGGAGCTTTAATTGGTGACACTGTGCATATAATCCTTGAATGTCTTGGCCTTCCCAGACATAAGAAGCATTATGACATCATCATAAAAAAGAAAAATATCTTTGCTTCAAAAGCTATTAAGAGAATGGTTTTCAAGCATATCAAGAGAAAAGAGTTGAATGAAGAAAGTCATGTACAAGATATTTGTTCTATGGCTTTAAATGGTTTAATGTATGATTTTTTTGGCAAGACTTTTGGTGAGCCAACTGAAGTAATTTCAGAAAAGGATTTCGAGATCACAGTTCAAGAAGAAGATATCAATTATAAAATTAAGGGTTTTATTGATAAATTATTTATTTACGGTGATCATGGGTTAGTCTTAATTAGAGACTTTAAAACAAATAAGAAGAAATACGAAGGCAAGGAAGTTACCGATAATCTTCAAGATTATATGTATACTCTTGCCATCAGAAAGCTCTACCCTCATTTAAAAGATATCAAGATGGAATTCTTGTTTTTAAAGCAAGATTTAAATGATGGTGGAGTCATGCCTATGCAAGCTAAGGATAAATATGAACTTCTTGGTTTTGAGCATGAATTAACTGGTTATCAAAAATACGCTGATACATTTAACGAAAAAACAGCTTTGTCTAATATGGCAGCAAATCAAGGTATGCCAAAAGATGGTAGTTTTGCTGGCAAACTTCTATGTGGATTTGCTAAAGAACCTAATCAAATTAAAAAAGATGGAACTCCAATGTGGTATTGCACTTACAAATTTGGATTTGATTATTTTGCAATTGTAGATAAAGACAATAAGATTAAAAAGTCTGCATTTACTAAAAAAGAATTAGAGAAAATCAAACTTCAAGAAGGCGAAAAATTAATAAAGAATCGATATGATGGATGTCCTTGTTTTAAACCAGTTGAAACGCCTGATGAATTTGACCTTGACAAGTTCTGACGATCTGTTACGCTGATCGCAGAATGCTGCCATTGTTTAAATCGCACTTCAGTATAGGAAAATCTATACTGACTTTAGATGATCCAAAAAAAGTCACAGAAGGCGGATCAGATAGTATTTTTAAGATCGCAAAAGACAACGGTCTCAAACAGGTTATCTTGGTTGAAGACTCGTTGATTGGTTTTTTTGAAGCTTATAAAAGAAGCAAAGAGTTGGGTATTCAACTTATCTTTGGTCTTAGACTTTCGATGCGTAATTCTGCTCTTCCAGAAGATGAGAGCAGCGAGCATAAGATTATTATTTTTGCCAAAGATGATTTTGGCTGCAAGCTTCTTAATAAAATCTACTCAAAAGCTTTTTGCACGAACTCTGGATTCCTTGATTATAATGATTTAAAGGATCTATGGAACGAAGATTCATTGAAGCTGGCTATTCCATTCTACGATTCATTTATTTATATAAATAATCTATCTTTTGGAAATGCTGTTCCAGACCTGTCTTTTACAAAGCCAACTCTTTTCTACGAAGAGAACGGTCTTGCATTAGATTTTATCCTTAATGAAAAGGTTAAAGAGTTCGCCACAAACAATCAGATGCCTTTAACAAAAGTTCGTAGTATTTATTACAATAAGAAATCAGATGTTAAAGCTTTCATGGCTTACAAGATAATTTGTAATCGATCTTTCGGCAAAGACCGATCACTAGAAAAGCCTGAGTTGCCTCATTTTTGCAGCGATAGATTTAGTTTTGAAGCATGGAAGGAAGAGAATGTTAAGATTTAATAAAGAACAAAAGTATATCTGTTTCGATTTTGAAACCTGTCATCTAAATCTTTTGGATGATAGCAATAAACCTTGGCAATTGAGTTATCTCGTTGCAAAAGGAAACAACATAATTAAAGAGGTTGATAATTATATCTATTGGTCTGATTTGAAGTTGTCTGAAGGTGCCAAGCTAGTAACTCATTTTGATGAGCGTAAATATCATTCTTTAGCCGCAGACCCAAAAGAGATTTTATCTGCTTTTGAAGATTATATTTATGACGACGAATACCTAATTATTGGACAGAATCTCTTAGGATTTGACGTATATATTCATAATACATACAGGAAACTGCTAGGTTATAATACTGATTTTTCTTATGTAAAAAGAATAATTGATACTAATTGTATTGCTAAAGCTATTAAGAAGAATTTAAAACCACAACGAGATTCTGATTTTACGTTTTGGCAGTACAGGCTAAACGATTTTCGTGAAAAGGGATTAAAGACAAGCATCAAAACTCAATTAAAAGAATATAAGATTGACTTTGATGAGAATATGCTCCATAATTCCATGTACGACGTTCAGATGAATTTTAAGATTTTTCAGAAGCAGATTTGGCAAATTGAAATATGAATTTTTTACAAGATATTAAACCTTACGAGAATGCGATGCTTCCGGGCGTTCGCTTGCCTCAAATCTCCATCGATGGTAAATACTACGATCAGTTGCAGATACCCGTTTCTTCTGATAATTTTATCTTTCTCAAGACTCTGTGCTATAGAAGTTTAAATAATTTAGGTCTAAATAATAATCAATATGTTGAGCGTTTAGAGATGGAATTGGACATCTTTAAAGAGCTTGATTTCGTTGACTATGTACTTCTCAACTGGGATATTCTTAATTTCTGCCATGAAAATAATATTCCAACTGGTGCTGGTCGTGGTAGTGCTGCGGGTTCTTTGGTTCTGTTTGTCGTGGGCGTTACGAAAGTTGATCCCATAAAGTACGGTCTATTCTTTGAGCGTTTCGTAAGTAGATCTCGCGCTAAGAAGATCGTAAAAGATGGTATTACATATCTTGATGGTTCTCTGCTTCCTGACGTTGATAATGATATTAGTTATGATCGTCGCGCTGAAGTTATCAAGTATATTGAGCATAAGCACCTTGGTAAGACTTCAAAGATTCTCACTCTCAACACTCTTTCCAGCAAACTTTGTATTAAAGAGTGTGGCAAAATTGTAGGTGGATTCTCTGAAACAGAAGTTAATGAGGTAAGTGACAATATTCCTAAGCTTTTCGGTAGAGTATTTGAGCTAGAAGAAGCTTACAAAGAAAACGAGAAATTCAGAGCTTGGGTAGATCAAAATAAATTTGTATTTGAAATAGCCAAGAAAATTGAGGGTCTGAATAAGAATACAGGCGTTCATCCCTCTGGTATTGCTATTTCTTATTATAAGATTGAAGAAGTATGTCCAGTTCAGAAGACTTCTGATGGTGATCTAGTTAGTGGTTATGACATGAATTATGTAGCCGAACTGATGGTTAAGTTCGACGTTCTTGGTCTTCGCACTTTGACCGTAGTCAGTGAAGTCTGTAAGAGACTTAATATTGAAATGACTTCTATTGATCCAGAAGATCCTTTCATTTACGAGAGTCTTCAAAATCTTCGTACTCCACAAGGCTTGTTCCAGATTGAGGCTGAAACTAACTTTAAGGTTTGCCGCAAAGTTAAGCCTAAGTCACTAGAGCAGCTTAGTGCAGTAGTTGCTATCGCTCGTCCCGGCGCATTAGATTTCGCTGATCAATACGCTACATACTCAGCTTCTGGAGTGTTTCAGCTAGTGCATGACTTCTTTAAAGAGGAACTTTCTTACACTGGAGGCATTCCCCTCTATCAAGAGCAGTTGATGAAAATGGCTGTTCGCCTTGGCTTTACGCTTGATGAAGCAGAACAGCTACGCCGTATCGTAGGTAAGAAGAAGGTCGATCAAATGCCAGCTTGGCAAGGCAAGATTCGGCAAAAAGTCACTGAGCAAAATCTTGATCCAGCGATTGGTGATGTTCTATGGAAAGTAGCTGAAGACTCAGCAAACTATTCATTTAATAAATCTCACTCAATCTCTTACGCTATTTTGGCTGCATGGACCGCTTATCTCAAGTTCAAGTATCCTCAAGAATTTTTCTTGGCATTGCTTCAGCTATCTAAATACGAGCCTGACTCCCATCAAGAAATCAACAAGATATCAAAAGAGCTAGTATACTTTGATATTAAGTTGCTTCCTCCTGATCTAGCCAAGTCTGCTTTAGACTTTAAGATTGAAGATAATAATATTCGTTTTGGACTAAACTCTATCAAAGGTGTTTCTGAAAAGACTCTACAATCTCTTCAGAATTTTAGAGAAACAAATACACCTACAAAGTTCGATATCTTTATTGCTGCAAAGCAAGCTGGTATTAATATTGGTTTGCTATCTTCATTGATTCAGGCTGGCACTCTGAGTTCTTATACTCATCGCCGTTCTCGTTTAGTATTGGAAGCTCAAACCTTTAATATTCTAACTGACAAGGAAAAGAAGTTCGCTTGTAGCGTTGGTCATAAATATGATTACGATATTTTAACCATCGTCAGTGAATGCGCTTTTAAGGGTCAGTCTCTCAATGAGAGCGGCAAACCATTCATGAATGAAAAGCGTAAAGCGACATTCAAGAAGAAATATGATGAATACAAGAAGATCTACGAGCAAAACAAGAATCATGAAAAATTTGCTAACTGGGTTTTTGAGAACAGACTTCTAGGATATACCCCAACTATTCGACTCAAGACCATCTTCCAACAAGCTGAATGCACTTTCACAGACACTATGGAATTTCAATCTGCTTATAAAGAAGACAGAGTGAAAATGGTTGGAGTTATTGATGATGTCTACAAAGGAAAAACTAAAAAGTCTAACGCAACTTTTTATCGCTTTCAGTTGAAGGATGAAGTTGGTAGCGTAAGCGCAATGTTTTTAGATGGTGGAAAACATCAAAGATTAACAGAATATCTTGAAGATGGTCTCAAGATACCAGAGAAGGAAAGTATTGTAGTTTTCACTGGCAGAAAAGGTGAAGATGTGCTATGGATAGAGAACATCGGAATCTTGGACGACAAGATCTATATGAAATTGTCTGATATCGAATGAAAAATTTAAATCTTACACCCAGAGCGCAAAAGCTAATCAAGGAAGCTTATAAAATAGCTGTTGATCTGAAACATAATGAGATATCTCATTTACATCTTTTCATCAGTTTTCTAAATCTGAAACAAAGCCAGATAGAAGAAGCTTTTGGTAATTTTGGCATCGATTCTTTAAAGATCAAAAATAGCGCACTTAGCTTTTTAAAAACAAATGTTCAAACTCAAAAGAAAGCGGTCACAAAACCGTTACTATCTGAAGGAGTAAAGAATATTTTTAAATGCGCTAAAAGCATTTCTACAAAATTCGATCATAAATATATTGGACTAGAACATGTTTTTATCAGCTTGTTTGAAGTGTCAGATCATAATTTTGAATTATACTTGATTGATTATAATTATGATTTTGTAAAAGTTGTAGATTACATAGAACAACAATTAGAAGAAGACGATATGCTTCCAGCAAATGTATCAGAAGAAATTAATTCTCCTAATGAAGCTAAACAAACATTTGATATTAAGAAGTATAAGGTTTTAAATACTTATGCTAACAACTTAAATATACAAGTTGTAAATGGTAAGATAAACAACCTACATCTTAACAAAGATTTAATACAAAAGATCTCAGAAGTTCTTTGTCGTAAGAACAAGAACAATCCTTTGATTGTCGGTGAGGCTGGCGTTGGAAAGACTGCTCTAGTCGAATCACTAGCTCAGGCAATTGTTAAAGGTGAAGCTTCTGATCTTTTAAGTTTGAAGCAGATTTACAGCTTGGATATTCCCATGATGATTGCTGGATGCAAATTTCGTGGAGAATTCGAAGAAAAGATAAAGAATCTTCTAAAAGAAATAACTGATGATCCATATGTTATTCTTTTTATTGATGAGATCCATACTATTATTGGAGCAGGAAATCCAGAGAATGGAAATGACGTAGCTAATATTTTAAAGCCTTATCTAGCCAGAGGCGAAATTAGCTGTATTGGAGCTACTACTTTTGATGAATATAAAAAGACTATTTCTGATGATCCTGCTTTATCTCGGCGTTTTCAGATAATCAAGATTGAGGAACCTACGAAAGAGCAAACTTTTAATCTAATTAAAAATATTAAGAGTGGTTATGAAAATTTTCATGTTATTGATTTTTCAGATGATGTTTTGCATTTTATAATAGACAGTGCAGAAAAATATATTGAAGGGCGATTTCCAGATAAAGCTTTAGATATCATTGATCAAGTTGGAGCAAAAGTTAAACTAAAGAATTTTGTCAAGTCTCCTGAAATGATCAAAATTGAAAAGAAGCTTAGTAAGTTCGTCGAATCAAATAAAGAAACAACTACTAAAAAGAAGATTTCTTCTTTGGAAGATTTATTGATTGAATATGAAGAGTCAACAAAGAAGATGATCACTAATTGGCGAAATAATAAATATGAAGTAACTAAATCTGATATTTTAGAAGTAGTCTCTGATAAGACTAATATTCCAGTAGATGATTTAAAACTTCAAGATTTCGACAAAGTTAAGATATTAAAAACAAAACTAAAAGAAGAAGTTTTTGGTCAAGACAGTCAAATTGAACATATTTACAAAGCTTTAATCAGGGCTAAAGCTGGATTCAGAAATCCTAATAAGCCAATTTGTTCTATGCTTTATGCTGGCCCTACAGGAGTTGGTAAAACAATGACCGCTAAGATCATTGCTGAAACTCTTTACATTAATAAAAATAATTTTATTACTATTGACATGTCTGAATATACAGACAAGACAGCAGTAAATAAATTAGTTGGTTCAAGCCCTGGATATATTGGATTTGATAAAGGAGGTGTGCTTACTGAAAAAGTAAGAAAGAATCCTTATTCTTTAATTCTTTTTGATGAAATTCAAAAAGCAGATGAAGATGTTTTATATACTCTTCTACAAATTTTAGAAGAAGGTAAAGTCAGCGATTCATCTGGCAAGACTGTCGATTTCTCTAATACAACTATTGTAATGACCACTAATGTAGGAGCAGAAATAGTTAATCATTCTGCCATCGGATTTGGAAAGCAGAAAGCTGGTAAGACAGATGTTCTATCTTCTATCAAGAAGCATTTTCCACCTGATTTGCTTAATCGTATTGATGAAATTGTTATTTTTGATCTTCTTGATGAAGAGCATATTAAAATTATTATTGATAAAGAACTACAAACATTTAAAAATGATTTGGCACAAAGAAATGTAAATATTAAATACTCTTCTGAGATAACTGATTTTATCTTCAGTAAGATACAATTTAATAACTTTGGCGCACGACAGGTTATCAAAACTATTCAGCGTGAATTGCAAACTCAAGTTGCAGAAAAAATGTTAGACGCTGATAAGAAATTGAATTTAGAAATTTCTGTTAAGGACAACAATATTTGTGTAATATAATTATATGCCACTTCCTAAACCTTCAAAGAAAGAAACAGAACAAGAATTCGTAAGTCGCTGTATGGGTGATGATATGATGCTTAAAGATTTTAAGGATCAGAAACAACGTGCCGCAGTATGTTATTCTCAATATAAAATTCGCCACAAAGCTAAAGGCGAAGCAAGTTGGGATGACGTAAGAAAAGGCGATAGCTTAAATATTATCTAACATGAGTCAACATAATCCGTTATACAATATAAATCCAACACCACAGGCAGCAAATGATACTTTTGATTTTGCAATGCCTGACATTCCAGAACCACCTCAAGCTGAAAAGCCAGAACCAAAAGATAAGGATATTGTTGGTTTTAAGTTTGGCTTTATTGGTGCTGGACAAGGTGGCGGTAAACTAGCAGAAACTTTTTCTCAAATTGGATATGGAAGAGTTGGAGTTATTAATACTGCTGATCAAGATTTAGCTACAATCAATGTACCAAACAAGATGAAGTTTGGTGAGCAACAAGGCGCAGGTAAAAATAGAGAGTTTGCAAAACAAGCTTTCTTAAACTGCAAGGAAGATGTTGTTGATTTTATTAAGTCTTCTGTCGGTACAGACATTGATCGTATTTTCGTAACTGTTGGTGCTGGTGGTGGAACTGGTGCTGGCGTTTGCGCTGAATTAGTTAAAACTGTAAAAGAATATCAGGCGACTGTAAAAGCTAGTTCTCCTTATGTTGGTCTTATTCTAGCTTTACCTAAGCTTTCAGAAGGTAAGAAAGTAAGCCAAAATGCTTATGATACTTTGAAGGAAGCTTGTGAACTAGTTGATCAGAAGATTGTTTCTCCACTTATTATTCTTGATAACGAGAGAATCAATACTTTGTATCCTAAGCTATCAGTCAATAAGTTTTGGCAAGTAGCTAACGCTAATATCTGTTCTCTATTCCATTTATTCAATAATATCATAACCAAGAATAGTCAATATAGTACATTTGATACTAATGACTTCAGAACCGTTCTTGATTCAGGTATTATGGTTTTTGGCGCAGCTAATATCACTAATTTCAGCAATGAAGCTGAGATTAGCAAAGCTGTTCGCGAGAACTTGAAGAGAAACGTTCTTTGTGGCGAGCTAGATCTTTCCACAGGAAGTACCGCTGCTGCTGTTGCCATTGGTGATGAAAAGACTTTGGATAATATTCCTCAAGAATATTTAGACAACGCTTTTAATCAACTCAATAGAACTTTAAAGACTAACAGCACTGTTCATCAAGGTGTTTACAAGGGAGTTAAAGAAGGACTATCTATCTTTACAGCTATTGGAGGAATAACAACTCCAACTGGAAAGTTAGAAGCTCTTCTAAAAGCAAGTCAATAAGTGTAATATAAAGAGTAATGAATAATCAACTTCCTGAATTTTGTACGGTCAATACAGGCACAACTATTACCTGTCCATCTGGTAAAAATATATATGTTGTAGCTGCTACCGCTGGATTTACTGCTATGGGGCTATCCATATCAATTACTGCACCAATTAGTTTTCCAGTTCCATTTAAAGTAACAACAGATATCACATCTGCTACCGCAAGAAGTATCTTCTATTATTTCGCTTAATTGATTAGAAATATCGCAGGATAACCTTATTATCCTGCGATATGAATCTTCAGATTTACAAGCCCAATCCTAAGAATCAGGGTTGTGCAATTAGTTTTCAAATTTCTCAAAAGCCAAATAATGAGCCACAGTTTTATGTAAACTGTATCGCTCAACATTCTTGGAATGATCAAACAAAGACAGGATCATTCGCTGAGAGTCGCAACAATCCTTCTAAGACTATTGCTATCAAGTTCAATGAATTTGAGCTTGGTGAAATGATCAATGCGTTTCAGCAAAAGACTTCTTATTCTGCGTTCCATTCTAGCGAATCGAATAAGACTCAGATCAAGCTCGCTCCATACGAGAAGACAAAGGGTTCTGGAGAGTATGCTGTTAAGTATACCGCTTTCGGTCTATCTTTTACTCGAAATGGAGCAGACACTTTCAAGGTTCCACTAGAACCGGGAGAAGCTGTCAGGTTGATTGCTTTCATTAATAAGTACTATTCTCTACTTGATGACTCTCGCAAGCTTCCTGCCAAGACCGAGCAAGCTGCACCATCAGCAAAGCGCGAAGCCGCTCCAGAACCAGCCCCAAAGCCTAAGAAGCAAGAACCAGTTGCCGCTGACTCAGAAGAAATGGACTTCTAATGCGTAAAAAACGGGTTTTAATTCATAGCAATTTTTGCAAAATGTTTACTGGTTTCGGTAAGCATAAAAAGAATCTTTTGTCTTATTTATATAAGACTGGTAAATACGATCTTATTGAATTAAGCAACGGATTCGCTTGGGAATCAGAACAACTAAAATTCGTTCCTTGGAAGTCTTATGGCATGTTGCCAGAAGATCCCGAGATTCTAAAAGAAATTGCTATTGATGAAAGACGCAAAAATGCTGCCGGTTATGGAGCAGAGATGATTGATCATGCTATAAAAGAATTAAAACCCGATATTTATTTAGGCATAGAGGACGTTTGGGCTTTCAATGGTTTTACTGATAAAGAGTGGTGGAATAAAATTCACTGCATAATTCATACCACTCTTGACAGTTTACCAATACTTCCAGATGCCGTTAACATGGCATCTAAAATTAATCATTATTTTGTTTGGGCTTCTTTTGCGGAAAAAGCGATGCATAAACTAGGCCACACTCATGTTAAAACTGTACATGGTACGCTTGATACTTCTTCATTTTTCAAACTTTCAGACGAAGATAGAAGCAAACTAAGAAGCAGATTTAAACTTTCTAACGAATATGTAATTGGATTCGTTTTCAGAAATCAACTTCGTAAATCTGTTCCAAATTTACTTGATGGATTTAAACTATTTAATACCAATAATCCACAAGCTAAAGCAAAACTTCTATTACATACTTCTTGGAATGAAGGTTGGGACATATTAAAACTTTTGAAAGAAAAAGAAATTGATCCCAAAAACATATTGACTACATACGTTTGTAAGAATTGTAATTCTTATCACGTTAAGCCTTTCTCAGCACATATTATAAACTGCGATCATTGTCGCACTCAAAATAGCTGTGAGACAACGAATGTAAAAAATGGAGTAAATGAGCAACAATTAAATGAAATATACAATCTTATGGATGTATATTGCCATCCTTTTACTTCTGGTGGTCAAGAAATACCTATTCAAGAAGCTAAGTTGGCAGAACTAATTACTCTTGTTACAAACTATAGCTGCGGAGAAGATTGTTCTTCTGAAGAGAGTGGCGGTTTTCCTTTAGACTGGGCTGAATACAGAGAACCTGGAACGCAATTTATAAAAGCATCCACGTTGCCAACTAGCATATTTAATCAATTGCAACATGTATATAATTTATCTAATGAAACTAAGAAAGCATTAGGTAAACAAGCTAGAAAGTTTGTTATTGATAATTATAGTATTGAAGTTGTTGGCAAATTTTTTGAAGATCTGTTTGATAGTCTTCCCGAGGTTGAATACACATTCAATAATAAAAAACCAAAGTGCGATCCATTTTACGATCCCGATAACAACAAGCAAGACCAAGAATGGGTTGAATCTTTATACGAAAATATTTTAATGAAAAAAGATCCAGCAGGAGTAACCCACTGGATACAAAGATTAAAGTCAGATTTAAAGAGATCAGATGTTCTCAACTATTTTAGAAAAGTAGCTATCACTGAAAATCAAAATTCATTTTTAAGTGAAATGCTTGAATCTTTGAAAGAAAACTCAAATTCTAAAAAGATAGCATTTATTCAACCAGAAGCAGCAGAAGAAGTTATCATAGCTTCATCTTTAGTGACTTCTATTAAAAATCTATATCCAAATCATGATATTTACTTTTTTACCAAGAGCGAGTATTTTGATCTAATCAACTCTCACCCTCATGTAAAAAAGACGCTAAATTATTTTAATAAAATGGATGACCCTTTATTTTTTGAAGGCAAGGGAAATCAGAATAAGTATTTTGATATGGTTTTTGCTCCATATCTTTCAATAAATAATAATTATTTTAGGAACGCTGAAGATATTATCGAATATAACGTTTATGAATCTAACTGAAAAAATGGCTTTGGATTGTGGAGTTAAGATAACAAAGCCTTATCTTGATAGGTATTTTTTGCCGTTAAAAACAGATAATTATATCATATTTGATACAAGAGGTAAGAACACATTTAGCGAATATGATTATTATAGCGATGTTCTTGATCTTATTAAAGGTTATTTAAAAGAATACAAGATTGAAGTTTTTCAATTAGCCACAGATAAAAATACAAAACTATCTTGCGACAAATGCTACATTTCTATAAATAAGAAGCAAGAAAACTATTTAATCTCTAAAGCTAAACTTCTAATAAGCAATGAAAATTATACATTGTTTACAGCTTCAGTTTTTAATGTAAAGTCTATTGGTCTTTATTCTGTATATAACCCAAAAAATATTCAACCAGTTTGGAATAGAAATAAGCAAATAGTTCTGGAGTCTCATAGAGATGGAAATCTTCCATCTTATGGCGCATTAAAAGAAAGCCCCAAAACAATTAATTTTATCAGTCCGTATGTTGTTGCTAAAAATATTTTAGATTCTTTGAGTATACCAAATGACTTGAATAGGTTTGAATTGGTAAATCTTGGAAAGAGTTTTCATCAAAAAATTGTAGAAATTGTTCCTGATTTTATTTCATCCGAAGATTTTATGAAAGGTAGGTCTATAAATCTTCGACTTGATTATGTAAAAAGCTTGAATTCCTCTGTTTTTAATTATTGGATGACTAATAGAAAAGTTAACATTATAACAGACAAAGATATAAATGTTAACTTAATTGCTCCATATAAAAACAACATAATTCTTATGACGATTATGATGTCATCTAACATTTCTGAGAATTTTTTAAAGCATTGCAAAGCTATCGGACTAAAGATCAAAATATTTTGCGATGATAGGGAAAAACTAAATGAATATAGATTTAAATTTTTGGACTGGGAAATTAATAAAGATTTTGAAGACAACTCTCAACTTAAAAATTTAAAAGGTCTAAGTGAAAATTCTAAATTTATTAGTTCTAAGATTCTGATTTCAAAAGGTAAACAATTTTCTTGTAAAGCTAACTACGTTTTGAATAAACACCTTGACAACAACGAAGAATATGTTATTCTCTCAGAAGAATTCGAAAAAGAAATAGAATTCTTTAAAATCTACAATGAGCGAAAAGAAGAATCCGCATCTAGTACCTCAGTCACGCAATGCTTGGGGACTAATTGAAGGCATAGACTACAAAACAAATGAAGATGGATCAATCAACTGGCGAGCGATGGTTAAATCAGAACACTTGTTCCCGAATCGCGGGTGGTTTGAGTCGCGTAAGCAGCAAATGCCTACTTCGATTGAAGGTCTTAATGATAGTCAGCTACTTATCAAGCTTGCTGGCATCAAAGAACTCGCTAAACTGCGAGGATATACAAGCGTAAAGTATGATGTTATTAAGTGCGAACCATCTTACGTTACTATTAAATGCGGTATAACATGGATTCCAAATTATGAATCTGAATATGAAAGTTATTACGAAGATGTCGCAAATGCTACAGTCAATAATACTTCGGATTTTGCTGTCAAATTTTTGGAGACGATTGCAGCAAATCGCGCATTCGTTAGGGCTGTAAGAAACTTTCTTAACGTACATATTGTAGGAAGCGATGAAATCGATGCTTCGAAAAAGGGTACTCCTTCAGTATTCGAAGATGATAACGAAGTAGCTCTACCTTCTTCTCAAGGAATGTTAGAGAAGACTGCTAAAAATTCAGGATTGTCTTCATTTGAAGAGTTTCAAGATTATCTGCGAAATGCTTGGAAATTAGGTGTTTATAAAAATAATGACGCTAAAGTCTGGACTTGTTACAATGATATTCCTGCAAAAGAAGCTAGAATTTTAATGTCAATTCTAAAAGATAAGTAATACGAATATGTACAAAGAACTTTTACAAATTAACGTAAAGAAGCTTTCAGAAAATGCCACTGTGCCTACTCAAGGTACAGCTTTTGCGGCTGGATATGATTTATATGCAGCAGAAGATTCTATTATTGTTTGCGGGTCAAGAAAGCTAGTAAAGACAAATATCTCAATGGAGATAACTCCCGGTTATTATGGGCGTATTGCTCCTCGTTCTGGTTTAGCTTACAAGAATGGTATAGATGTTTTAGCTGGCGTTATTGATTCTGATTATAGAGGTGATATTGGCGTTATTCTTTATAATACTGATAAGAACATTGATTTTATAGTTAAGAAAGGAGACAGAATCGCTCAGATTATTTTTGAAGCCTGTTATTCCGCTAATCTTATCGAATCTCAAAACCTTGATAATACATTAAGACAAGCTGGTGGATTTGGATCAACAGGCGTATGAACGATAAACATATAAAAAAAATAATCGATAAGCAGTTTAAAATAGCTGATATTGATTTAAAATATGAAGATATCTGTGATAATCAAGTGCCAAACTGGTTTCATAAATATACTTATTCTCCAGAAGATAATGAAAAGTGGAAGAACTGGACTATGAAGTATATGCGCGAAAAAATGAAGCTCACGAAAGATAAAGCATTGATAGAAACAGCTTGGATTGATTTGAATTTCGGACTACGAACTTCAACTCGTTCTGTGAAAAATAAAAAGAAGAAGTGAAGAACAACAAAGATTTTAAATTATTAGATCTTTGTAAAGTTCTTGATACAGATTATTCTGAGTATGGAGGAAAAATACGTCGTTACAATGATCCAGATTATCACTATTCTGATTGTGGTTCTGGGTGTAAATATTTTATTCCTCTATACAATGAAAAATATAGAGACGCAGACTTCGATTACGGAGTCTGTACCAACAAAAAAAGTAAAAGATGCGGATTATTAACATTCGAAAGACAAGCTGGTTTCGGATGTTTTGAAGTAGAAAAGCTTAGGTGAGGTGGCCGAGTCTGGTTTATGGCAGAAATCTACTAAATTTCCGTACTTCAAAAGAGTACCGAAGGTTCAAATCCTTCTCTCACCGCCAATTTAATTGGGGATTCGCATAATGGCAGTGCAGGAGCCTTTGAAGCTCTGTGTGGTGGTTCGATTCCATCATCCCCAACCATTTTACCAATGCAAGAAGTAGATATCATTATTAACAATCTAATTGAATCTATCAAATCAGTAGATTCTTCTAAGACTATTCCTTATCTAGTGAAAGATATAGATAAGCACGTTCAAGAAGCATATGCTCAATTATATAAATATAGAGAACAAAAATCAGTGTATAAACCTCTGAATGACAACAAACGAGGACACTGCTGCTAAAATATCAACCCCTTGCACTAGAAAATGCAAGTTAATCAATGATCATTGTGTAGGCTGTGGTCGAACTTGGCAACAAATAAGAGATTGGTCTTTTTATAGTGAAGATCAAAGACTTGCAATAATGAACGATTTAAAGCCAAATATACAATTACAAAAAGATTATGAGTGCTGGTAAAGGAGATAAACCAAGAAATTGTTTTAGTAAAAATTACAAGAACAATTATGACCAAATTAATTGGAAATCTATAAAGACAAAGAAGTCTAAGAAAGGCTCCAATAGTGAGCGATAATTCAACAAATAAGCATAGAGCTATAAATATAGTTTCTTTATCTGATAAAGATATCAAAAAATATCGTTCAATAAAAGCAGATGATTTATTTATAAAAGATGATTGTATTTTATTATATGATGATCAATATGTTAAGGTTACAGAATCATCTAAATTATTAAAGTATAAAGTCACCAAAGATGTGACCGCATATCGTAAAAAATAAGTGTAAAAATATTTATGGCTAATTTGTTCGCCGCTCAATTCCCTCAGAATGTAAATACTACTCTTATATATGATACTTATAAAGAGTATTATAGACCTTTTACAGATAGAGATTTTGCTGGTGGAGAAGCTGGTGTTGACGCTTTTGGAAGACAAAGAGTATCAGAACCAGAAATGATTTTTGCTAGTAAACAAATATTTGATAATCAACCTCTTTATTGGGACGATATACAAGAAAGTGGTTCAGGCACTTCATCTACATATTCTAAAAATAGAGCATCATCAACTTTAGCTGTTTCGGCTAACACAGCAGGTAAAAGAACTCGTCAAACATTCATGCGTTTTAATTATCAAGCTGGAAAAGCGCAGCTTATAATGATGACTGGAGTTTTAAAAAAATCTGGAGGAGGTGCAGGAATTATTTCCAGAATGGGTTATTTTGATGATAAAAATGGTATATTCTTGCAAAGATCAGGATCTACCGTATCGATAGTTTTAAGATCTTATGTAACTGGCTCTGCTCAGGATACAGTTGTTACTCAGGCTAATTGGAATATAGATCAAATGCAGGGAAATGGTCCGAGCAGCGTAGATTTAGACTTTTCTAAAACTCAAATTTTAGTAATTGATTTTGAATGGCTTGGTGTTGGTCGCGTTAGAGTTGGATTTAATATCGACGGAATCACATTTTATTGTCATGAATTTTTAAATGCCAATAATAAAGATTCTGTATACATGTCTACTCCGAATTTGCCTTTTAGATATCAAATAGAAAATGATGGTTCAGGAGCGGCTTCATCAATTGAATGTATTTGCTCAACAGTTCTCAGCGAAGGAGGTAGAGAAAATGTAGCTTCTAATAGTTATATTTCTACTGGTAACACTTCCGTAACAGCAACTAAAAATCAAACAAACGCTATTTTAGCCATTAGATTAAAAGACGAATGGATAGGAACTACTGTAGATATATTAGACGTTAGTTTCATAACTACTAGTAATGATAATTACGAATGGAAATTGATAATGAACCCATCTGGTATCAATGGTTTAACATATTCAGAAGCTAACAGCAGTTCTTTAGAATATGCAATTGCGCCTAATGAAACTCACATTTCTGGCGGATATGTTGTTGCTGGTGGTTACGGTCAAGCTAAAACCGATATTCAGGCAGAATCTTTGAAAGCATTATTAAAACTAGGTTCTTCTATAACTGGTGCAAAAGATGTTTTAGTTCTATCTTGTCTTCCATTAGGAACTTCTAATTCTGTAGTTTATGGTGGTTTAAATTACAGAGAATTTATCTGATAAATTATAAAAAATTGTGTAAGTGTAGGTATGAGATCTAAAATCATATCTACATTTTTGCTAGTTTTTTTGGCGACTGGTTGTTTTTCTACCGTTAAACCTTCTAAACAAATTGATGATAATCAAAAAATTATCGCCAAAGAAGAAAAGAAGGTCGATAACACTATTGTAGAAATAGAAAAAAACGATAAGGGTAAAAAGATTCAAACTTCTACCCTAGCCCAAGGTATTCAACACTCTTTAAATCAAGTAACAAATCCACCAATTCAAGTTGATACCGCAAAAGCTTTAAACGAAAGAGTTGTTTCTATTGTTGGTTCTCCGCATATCGATGAAATAAATAGAATAAAAGCGACAGTAGATTTATTAAACTCAGCAGTTGAAGAAGAGCGTAAAAAAGGCCAAGAACAACTTGCGAAAAGAGATGAATTAATAAATAAGTTACAAAAAGAAAAAGTAGAGTTAAACGAAAAATATGATGATCAACTTTGGGAATTAACAGACAAAGCAAAACAAGTAGCCAAAGAAGCGGATCAAAATAAAGCTACGTTAGATACAATGAGCGGAATGTTTGGTCTTAATGCTGTATTTTGGGGCATGAAAAAATTCTTTTTTAGTGCTTTGACTGCAATAGTAGTTTTTATAGTTATATTTATTATTTTGCGTTTATTAGCGATGGTTAATCCAGCCGCAGCGGCATTATTTTCAGTGTTTGATATGGTAGGATCATTAATTGTTTCTATCATAAAAGGATTAACTCCCAAAGCTTTCGAAATCAGCGGTTTAGTCAGCAAGCAAAAATTCGATGAATATAAAACACCATTAATAAAAATAATTGATGTAATCCAAGATATTAAAAATAAACAAAAAGAAAATCCTGAAAAGTCTTTTACTGTCCAATCTATTCTTGATCAATTAGATAGAGATATGGATAGCCACGAAAAAGATTTAATAGACAAGGTATTAAAAGAATTAAAGTGGAAAAAATAACAATTGTAAACGTCTATTTTTATTAATTTTTGTGTAACACTTATTACACAAGAGTATGGACACGATCAAGAAATTCATTGACTTGATTAATCAGATAAATTCCTCAATCGTTGTATTAACGATTTTCGGCGGATATATGTTTTATTTGTTTAATAAGTTAAAGCCTTATACAACAATTACAAAAGACATATCTGATTTAAAAAATGAAATGTCAACGATTTCTAAAGAATTGAAACCAAACGGTGGGAAAAGTATAAAAGATCAAATAAATGATCTTCAATCGTCTACAAAGACGATAATGTATAGACAAAGATGGATACTAGATAATAGAGAAGAACCAATATTTGAGACAGACGAAAAAGGAAATTTTACATGGGCCAACGATGCTTTAATGCGTCTTACAGATAGATCTTTCAGAGATTTAGAAAATAATAATTGGATCAATGCTCTTTGCGAAAAAACCCGAGACGAAGTAAATGATAGCTGGCAGATAGCAATAGAAAATAAAAGAAATTTTGAACATGAAGTAATAATTGTCGATAGTAAAAATAGATCGTTTTCCGCAAAATGTCACGCTGTCATTCAAGACGATAAAAAATACATTGGCAAGTTCATCAATATAAAAGAGATCAAAGACGAAGAAAAAACTTGTTGACACGCCGACAAATTTGTGTAAGATTATATGCCTATGATTAAGTCATTTAAGTTATTCATCGCATCCGTACTAGCCTCAGTCGCAGTTTTTGCTGCGGATACTGAGTCAACAATCACTGCCAGCATTAATGCTGGTTATAACAATCATTACATCGTAAACGGTCTAGCCAAGACTGAAGGATCAGCAATTGCTGGTTTTGATATTGGCAAGACTTACTATGGTGTTGATGCTTACGTCGGTGGAGTCGTTCTTCCAGATTCAAATGGTCTTGACGAGTCTCACTGGAAGATTGGCGCGGCTAAGACCTTTAGCGTAGTTGAGAAGGTTGGTCTTCGATTCGATCTGCAAGCTCTACGCCATCAGAGTTCAATCGTTGGTGGTCGCAACTCAATCGAAATCGCTCCAAAGATTTCTTTGATTAATCCAATCGTAACTCCTTACATTCGTGGTTCTCATGATTTCAAGCTTGCTCAATCTGGTTACATTGTTGGTCTTGAGCGTCCAACCGATGTATTTGGTTGGTTCATTGTTACTCCAGCAATTGAGTATGGTAAGTTTACTGATTATGAGGTAGCTGCTGCAAAGGTTGGTGTTTCACGCACGTTCTTCAATCATCTTCAGCCATACGCAGAAGTTGGTTGGTATGATAACAATTTCGATGCAACCAAGTATAATATCGCTACTAGGGAATTCGGTGGCGATATCGTCGCTACAGCAGGTATCCGCTGGAACTTCTAATAGTGAACGATATTTAGTCAAATATACCGCTAACGAAAGTTAGCGGTTTTTTTGTTGACATTCAGAGTTTTTCTGTTAACCTCATCCAATGTCGAGTTATTCTAATCAAATAACTACTTTACTTTTAGATTCTTCGTTCATGCCCTATACCTTTTTAACTGGTAGGGCTACATTCTTGCACTTAATAAAAAATAATATAAAGTGCTTTGATGCAAGTGAAAATCTTATAGATAATAATCTACAGTGGTTTTCCAATGAGGGAATTAATTTTCATCAAGATCAACCATTTTTAACCTCTAAAGATAAAATATGGTTTTTACCAACTACCGCTGTTATAAAATCTTCTTTCTTTTCAAAGAGAAAACGGCTTCCACGCACACTTAGTTTACAAAAATTATGTATGATTTTTGATCATACCTGTCAGATTTGTCATGAAAAGTTTGACAAGAAAGACATGACGGTTGAACATATCTTTCCTAGATCTAAAGGTGGAACTAAGGAAATTGAAAACATCACTTTAACTTGTGCGCGGTGTAATCAAATGAAGAAAGATATGTATCCGTTCTACGATATTAAGAATCGCGATATAAAATCTGTCCCAATGCCAATCCCTGTTTTACCAAATCGACCAATAAATAATAGAGAAGAATGGCAAAAATATTTTATTTATAAAAAGATCTAATATATTAGTATTATAGATTTATTATGAATAAACCAATTATTATTGTAGACGTATTTCTTGATAATGATACAAAAAAAGAAATCTTCGTTTCGAATTTAGAAAAATTCAAACAGCTTGATATTCCAATTTTATTGATCTGCAACAAGCCATTGCCGATAGACATTCAAAATAAAGTTGATTATATCATTTATGATAAACAAAATCTTTTATTCCAAGATGAATATAAATATGATATGAACATATATCATACAGTTTCATTTAAGGATTTCATGTTCAAAAGCGATTATTGGTACAAACAAGAACATGGTTTGTCAGTTTTATGTAATTTAAATAAAAGCGTAGAATTTGTGAAAAAACTAGGTTTTGATAAATTTATTCATTTTGAGTGGGATTATTTTATTCATGATGAAGATCTTAAACTTATAAAAAACTTAGTTCATGATTTTGTAAATAAAAATGGCAGAGCTTATTTCATAAATACTACTGAAACAACTTTTTATTTTTGGATGGTTGACATAAATTTTTGGTTAGACAAGTTTCCAAAAATTCTTTGTGAAAATGATTATAAAAATTATTTGCACAGATTAGGTTTTAATAAAAACTTTAAGAAAGCTGAAGATATAGTCTATATGGCTTTTAAAGATTTTCTTTTAAAAGATGAATCAATAGATGCCGAAGCTTTCAAAAAAGAATTTATGTCAAAATCTAAACTGAATTTATTTACAAGCGATTATAATTTTGGTAAACCTAATACAAATGCGGTATTCAGAGGTTTGTGTAAAGTAGAAAGAAATCAAAAATTAGTTGACGAATTAATAATTTTCACTTTTAATTCTTACGAGAATAAAGACGTTGAAAATCTTTACACAGTCAAATTTAATAATCAAATTCAAAAAATTTTCCATAAGACATCTAAAAATCAATGGTTTTCTCACCGTATTGATGAATTTGATTCATCTAAATTTCCTATAGAATTGCATATCAACGATGATTTTAAAAAAACTTATTATTCTATGGATGAAATAACTAATAAAATAATTTACTAATTCAAATATGAATATATCAGAATTCGAACGTACCAAACCAATAAATACCTACAAAAAAATTAAAGAATTGGAAAAACTAATAAAAGAAGAACAAATAAAGACTGAAAATCTTTATGCAAACCGCATCGCGACTCTTGACACGATGTTAAAAGCCGTGCATAATCTCATGGACACTTTTAAAAAAGGCGAATAGTGAGCTATCTATCGACAAATATACCAACCCAAATTGGTTACTTAGATACTTCATTTTTAAATGATAGTTTCCCTCGCACAACGGGAAAATTTATTCCTGTAGAAATTTTTTCAGTTGTGTCTATTCCTCGTAGATGTTTAATGTTTAATGTAATGAGCGAATTCGGCGCACAATTCGCCAGAGTTCCTATTCATTATCTTTCCAATAGTGAACAACCCATCACCAAATATGACTTAGATTGGCTACAGTTATGGGATTGTTTCAGTTATTATTTTACAATTCAAAAGTTCGAATATCTAAAAAATAGTAGTGCATATATTTTTCTTAAAGATAAGAAAATGCACGTTGGAAAATATCTATTCACAATTGATTGGTGCAATGGTGAAGATTATAGTCTAGGATATTCTGAAATATCTGCTGGACATAAATGCGCTCATATTTTTTGGGGCGAAGGTGGGCAAATGTTTGCTCAACCAAATAACAGAATAATTTTTAGAGACAGTGGAGCTTGGATATCAAGTAAGCTACCTCCTGAATCTAAAACATGGAAACCGTTTTCAAAAGAATTTTCCTGCGAAGGCTTGGCGCACAAGTGGACAGCAGGAGACGCAGAATTAATGTATTATGAGTTTCAATCCGAACAATCCGAGACTAAGTAAACCTGAGTATGGTTGTTATCTTGCTTTGTCTGCAAGATCGCGCTCAGAAGATCCTCACACTCAAGTAGGCGTTGCCTTATTTGACGAAGAATGGCGAACTGTTTCTACAGGCTTTAATGGTTTTGGTCCCGGTTTCTTACCTAAAGAGAATATTTTTAAAGACAGGGAAACAAAGTCATGTTTAATTAATCATGCCGAAATCAACGCTATTTTATATGCGTCTCGCCAGCCATACTTTGCCTGTATGGTTTATAGCCCATGCGTTCATTGCGCGAAAACAATTGCGGCTTCAAAAATAAAAAGCGTCTACTTTATTCAGCAGTATATAAAAGGCGCAGATCAACAACCTGATCTTAAATATCAAGAAATATTTAAATTCTATGGAATAAACAGTATACAATTGAATAATAAGAGTATTGAAAAAATCTTGTATTGGATAAATAAAGATCAAGAATTTTTACAATCTCTGTATGCTAGACCATAAAAAAATCAGACAAGAATCTGCTGACTTTTTTTCTAAAGAAGTTGATAAAGTTATCGTTAAGGTAACCACAGCAACTACCGAAAAATCGAGAAACAAATATTTAAAGCAAATGGTTGCACTTAGAAATCGAATTGCTCTGGAAGTAAAAATGCTTGAAGACCTCGAAAATTCCTGAAAAAGACCTCTTGACAACATCAAAATTTCTGCTAGGGTGATCTCGCGTAAATTATTGCGAACTATGAAAAATCAAACTAGTGTTGTTGTTAATAATTATGTTCACATCGTTCGTTTTAGTTCTACACCACAATAAAAAATATGAGTAATACTACAGATAAGCAGTCAGATTGGAAGAATCGTGAAATTGGTGCGCTTTGGAAGAAGGCGGCTGCCAATGGAAAGAGTTCATATTGTACGGGTTATATCGTATCAGATGAACTTGGAAGCAAGGTAAAGCAGCGTGTAATCATGTTTGCTAATAAGACCAAGAATAATGAGAAGTCTCCAGACTTTATTATTTATTTGTCTAATGAGCAAGATAATGGTGATGCGGCTCCTACTGCCAAGGCAACAAAGGTCGCGCCACCAAAGCGAGTCGCCCAACCAGCGGCGAATCCAGTGGATGACGACGACGGTGTTCCAATGTAAGTGCAAGCCCCCAGAAATGGGGGCTTTTTTGTGCCTTGACATTGCAAAGAAACCTGTTAACCTGTCGTCGATGAAATACGGATTAGTTTGCATTTCCGAGTTGCTGCGGGACAAAAATCCCGATCTCGCGTTCAAAACCATGACTCGCGCTCAGTTTCTTAAAAAAAACAGAGACGAATCTATTGCCGAGCTTTCTCGACGCATTTCGCATAATCTTACAGTTACAATTGAAACACTAAAGCATTGTAAAGAAGTCGGTATCAAGCACTACCGTCTTTCTTGCAAGCTTTTCCCTTTGGTGACAGATCCTACGCTGAAGATTCAGGTTGATCTGTTGCCATACTGGAATATTCTTGAACAGAAGTTGATGGAGGTTGGTCGAGTTGCGCGTGAGCTAAACATCACGATGTCAATTCATCCTGATCAATTTGTTGTTCTCGGTTCAGATTCAGATGATACATGCAATAAATCTATTGCTGAACTTAATTTTCATGCTTGGGTTTTGGATCAGATGAAAATGCCAAATACTCACGAATGTCCTATCAACATTCACCCAAGTCTTTCTAATTTTGAGTCTGCTGAGAAGTTTGTAGATAAGTTTGTTCGCAACTTCTTTCGTTGTGATATCGGAGTTCGTAATCGTCTAGTAATTGAGAACGAAGACAAGGGTTTTTGGAACTGCATGAACCTGCATGATTATTTTCATAATTATATGAAGCAGGTTTATAATTTTCATTTTCCTTTGACTTATGACAATCTGCACGATACAGCTAATCCAAGCGTTTTGCCAGATGGTTCAGTTGTTCCATTCGAAAAGAACTTTATGAAGTTCTTTCAAACTTGGAGTGTACAACCTGTCTTTCATTGGTCAGAAGCCGAGACCGGCACTAAACGTAATCACTCCAAGAATCTTACTGTCCCACCTCCTGACATGGGGCTTGATATTACTTGGGAAATCGAAGTAAAAGGCAAAGACAAAGCTTTCGTTCATTTCATCAAGCGTTTTCCTAATTGAAAAACTAATTTCATGTATTATAATTAGTACATGAAGCAAGTCACAATCAAGGTGGGAGATGATGATCTAAAGGATTTGGCTGAAATTTTTAAGAATGAAGCTGACTTCAAGCCACAAGCTAGACAAGATCTATTGATTATTCAAATTCTTCGTCAAGTATTAGATAATCCTAAGATGGAAGTTCCTGCTGTTATTGATCTATGAAATTCATTCTCAACGTAGACGGTACAAATTCTGGCGGCAAGTTTTTGGAAAACTATGTTGGACAGCAAGTAGATATCGAATCTTTATACAAGAATATCGATGTTAATTCACCACCTTTGGCAACTCTAAAAACTGAAGATGGTAAACAGCACAGCATTCAATTAATAGATGTAAGGTTTATTGGAGAATGTGTTTTTATTCATTGTTTTGCTATTCAACATGATGATAAGCATGGTGGTAAAGCTTTATTGCGATTAAAGCCTTGTGTTAATTTAGAAAAGATTATCAATCCTTAATTTTCGCGGGTATAGCTTAATGGTAAAGTCCGAGACTTCCACTCTCGTCATGAGGATTCGATTTCCTCTACCCGCTCCACTTTATGACGCATAAATTTGCAGTCGTAGTAGATAAAAATTTTTTTAATAACATTCAAAACAATCATGATTTCTATTTGAGAGTTATTGTTTTAGATGTAATTAGAGCATTAGTAGATGAATCAGAAGCCACAGAAAAATACAGCAATGAATTATTTTATAAATGCGCTAAAAGCATTGCTAGTGAAGTCAAAGTATTTGAAGACGAAAACAGCATCATTTTTTACCTTGAATTAAGTAGCGAGTACCTTGAAGATTTTTTTGAAAACCCTCTTGACGATTTGGAATAACCTGCCATACTGATCGCGCATGAAAATTAATATTGCTGATAGAGTCGTTGCGACTTCGCACGATTTTCCTAGTGTAAACTGCACGATTGATGCCGAAGATATGAGGTACATTTCCTCTTTGCTTCGGAACAATTATTCGAACACAATTCTCGCTACTATTCGCGAGACTTACGCTAACGCCGTTGACGCTAACAAAGAGAACAATCTTTCTCCCGAGTCCATTCAAATCAAATGCCCAACTGGTTTGGATCAGACTTTTTCTATTCGCGATTTTGGTTCTGGTTTGAGTCGCGATCAGATTTTTAATCTGTATAGCAAGTTTGGCAAGTCTACCAAGCGTGGTTCCGATGCTTCAATCGGTGGCTTTGGTATTGGACGATTTGCCCCTCTGTCTTATAAGGATAGTTTTACTGTAACCTCTTACTACAATGGCACCAAGTCTATCTATAGTCTTTATATCTCTGAAGAGAACGACACTAAGATTGACGAGGTGTTTTCTGAGCCTACTTCTGAAGCCAATGGTATTTCGATCTCCGTTGGAGTGGCGAAGAATGATGTCATTAAATTTAATCAGGAAATCGCTTCGTTCTTTAGTAATTTTGAAGTTCTTCCCAACTTCCTGAATTTGCAATCTCAGATCGTGAAGGTTGAGATCGTTGCTTCTGGTGTTAATTGGCAGATTCGTAAATCTATCAATGGTCATAATAGTTATTCAGTTGGTAATCATGGAATTATCATGGGTGGCATCTTGTATCCCATCAATCCTGAACTAGTTGATATTAGTGATTCAGTCAGTTATGCATGGACTAAATATTTGAATAACTTGGTTTTTATTGCTGATATTGGTTCTGTTTCTTTGCATCACTCACGCGAATCTTTGGAATACAACAAGACTACAAAAGCTTATTTGAAGTCTCGTTATAAAGATTTTTGCCAAGAGTTCAATCAATCTATCAAAGACAAGTTCACGCAATTTGATTGTTTGCGCGATGCAATGAGTCATTATGCCGAAATCAAAAACACTTTTCCAAGAAGTGCATTTGATAGTCTTGAAGCGCAAGGTGTTTTTGTATACAAAGACTATAAAATTACCTCTCATAGTTTCAATCGCTCAACATACGAACAGAATGGTAAACATGTAAGAATTCCTATTTACGCCAAGAATTATACAAAGAGTGGTGATCGTGTAATTATTAGTAAATGTTATACTATTGTTAATAATAAAGATTACTATATCGTATTTCACGATCTTCCTGACAACACAAAGGTCGTTCCTCGCGTTTACGATCTGACGAAGAAGTATGCAAACGTTATTGTTATTTCTCATGATCCATCAATCATTAGTTCCAGTATTGTTAATGGCGTTGACAAGTTCAAAGAATTAAATCGATTTGATCTTGTTAAGAATGGTTTCTGTAATCTTAGCGATTTGACTCCTGTTAAGCTTCCTTCAGCTAAGAAAGCTTCTACTGGAAGTTCGTATACGCCTAGCTACTTTTATAAGATCAATGGGTGTCGTTTTTCTTCTGCAAACAGTTCTGCCACTGAAATTAATGATACTTCCATTACTAAGCTTTATTTTCCTGTTGTTAATTGTGAGCCAATAAATAAATACGCGCATTTTCACCAAGAAAGGAATACAGTTAATAGTCGCATCTTTTCTGATTCTTTGACTCTCTTTAATATTAATACTTATGGAGTGTCAAATAATGTAGTTCAAACTCCTAAATTTAAAAAGCGCACTGATTTTGTTGATTTTTGCACTTTCATCGATAATAAATGGAATAGCTGTAACGATGAAATCAAATCTTTGATTTTTGAGTATCTTTCTTATAAGACTGATGATTCTTATAATCTAATGACTTATAAGAACTTGCTTGAAGAAGTCACCGCTTTAAAAGAATTTAATGATAAGTATGATATTTGTGCCGATAAACTTATCAAAGCGGATAGGATTATGTTCGCTGATTATATTAAAAAGTGGCGCAATACATTTGCTGCGATTGGTGTTTTCTTCAATCATAATGGTGAAACTGCTATTTCAATTTGTGGCAAAACTTTGCGCGAATCGGTTAAAGAAATTTATAGCAAATATCCGATGCTTGAAATTCATGAAAGTCTTTATTATACTGAACGCGCAGATAAAGAATCAAAATTCAAGCAGTACATTTCCTTTGTGAATCAGCAAAAAGGTGTTGACATTTCCAAAATTTGAGTTAGCATAGTCGAAGAATTAAGGTGTAAAAAATATTATGAGCAAGCCAGCATACATTGTTACCAGCAACGCAATCACGGTTATTTGGGACGGTCAACCATACACGGTTAACACCGATAATCCCAACTATATTGGATTGAAGAACGCTTTGCTTAATGCAGAGTACGAAAATATCGGTCGTTTTCTTGATGTCAAGAAGAGCATCGAAGACTTTTCTCACGGCAGCATTAAGGTAATTGCTGAGAAGGTTTACTATGGCAATTATGAACTCAAGGGTTTTGTGATCGATAAGCTGCTTGAGTTTTTGCGCTCAGGAGCTAAGGACGCTCAACCTATTCTCAATTTTATTGAGAAGCTGATGTTCAATCCTAGCAAGAACAGTGTTGATCAACTCTACACTTTTCTTTCTTACAAGACTTTGCCATTGACTGAGACTGGCAATGTTATTGGTTATAAGGGTGTTGATGCTGATTATTATTCTAAGCATGGCAATCCTAATACAGTTGTAATCACTGGTAAGGTTGATAGTGCTGGTCGCATTCTTAATAAGATTGGCGAGACTATTGAAGTTGCGCGTAATAGTGTTGATGACAACAAGGATAATCACTGTTCTCATGGTCTGCACGTTGGCAGCTATGATTATGCCAAGGATTGGGCTGGTAATACTGGTCATCTACTAATGGTTGAATTCGATCCTTCTGATGCAGTTAGTGTGCCTACTGATTGCAGCTTCCAGAAGCTTCGTGTTTCCAAGTATAAGGTAATCGGTGAGATTCCATTTGAGCGTATCAAGGATGAAGCTCCATTGAACGAGCCTTATTACAATACTGATGAGGAAATTGATATCGATAGCGATGATGATTGCGACGATAATTGCGGTTGCAATATCAATGAAGGCTATAACTATAGCGATTCAACTTATCTAGCTATTAAGAATTACGTTGAGGGTCGTATTGAGGCTGGATCGCCTCCTACTCTCAAGTCCATTCAATCCCGTCTAAAGGGAATCCATATCTCTTGCCAAGAGATTAAGGATCTTTGTTTGGAACTAGGATTTACAGTTCAGGAAGATGATGATACTGCGTTGAGTAATAGTGTTGTTACAGGCAGTGCAGAGTCTGATGATCGGTAATAAAGAAAAATATGAGCGAAACAACTGCTGTTACTACACAACCAGTTGCCTTGTTGAATGCTATTACAAAGGCAACTCCAGAACAAGTTGACACATTGTGGTCAATTCTAAAGTACAAGGAAATCGGTATTTACCGTAAGATTAAGTGCATGAGTTCTGTGCTTGGGCTTAATTTTGAAAAGGTAATTACTGATCTACCAAAGGACGAGACTGGTCGAATTCTTGACCATAAGACTCGCCACCTAATTCACGACATTCTAATTAAGAATTCCTAAAATGAATAAGCGTTATATCGTTAGAGACAAGGACGGAACGTATCAGTCAGCCTATAATCTTGCGCTAGGAAAGAAGCAAGCGTATGATTGGGCCATGCAATGCGCGAAGTCTGTCAATGGTGTTATTTACTATGTCGAAGGCGATTCGAACAAGGAGCAAGAAGTATTTCGTACTCCTGAAAACCGTCGATACTAAGTAGGACAAAAAAGGTTTGCGGTCATCCTTAAAACCGCTTTTTTATATTTTATGGCACATTTTGTAAAATTGCATCAGCTAGATCTGCATCACGATAACAGCATGGCTTATACGCCAATTCTTTTTAATATGGACACTGTTGTCAGCATTGAACCGAGTCCTAGTAAGAAGCACAGCATTATTATTACTCGCTGGAACAATAATGGCATCCGAGTAAAAGAAACTCTTGATGAGATTTATAAATTAGCAAATACATGAACTGCGATTACTGCGGCAAAAAGACTGCTTTTTTAGAAGACTTAGATTATTGCTCCGTTTGTGTTGACTGTCTTGGAGAGATAGAAGAACAAGACGATAACCCTTTTGATTTAAATCCTAACAATAAAAACAATGACTGAAAAAAATACACAAAGACTAGTTGATAGATTTCCCAAAATCTTTTCTGAAAATTTTTATTTCGAATGTGATGATGGATGGTTTGACATCATCTTCAATCTGTGCAAGGATATGCAGCAAGAAGTGAATAATTCTGGTTGCGAACAGGTAGTCGCTGCACAAGTCAAGGAAAAGTTTGCTGGACTGCGTTTTTATGCATCTGGCGGAAACGAGGTTACTCATGCAATGATTGAAAAGTATTCTAAATTGTCGCGTGAGACCTGCGAAATCACTGGTGGCAAAGGGTATACTTGTCAAAAAAATGGTTGGTATAAAACTCTTTCTACCCAATCAGCTATTCTTCTTGGGTTCAAGAAATGTAAGTGAAAAACAAATCCTCCGTAACTGGAGGATTTTTCTTGATTTCTTCTCTTCATTGTTGTAAGTTCATATTGAAACGCATGAAATTACTTGATTTATTCTGTTGCGCTGGTGGTGCCAGCATGGGTTATAGCCAAGTTGGATTTGAAGTGACTGGGGTTGATATTAAAGATCAACCTAATTATCCTTTTACATTTATTAAAGGAGATGTCATGGAAATCATAAAGGATAAAGATTTTCTTAATTATTTTGATGTTATTCATGCTTCACCACCTTGTCAGGGATACAGTAAAGCAACCAAACCTGACTCTAAATACGTTCATTACTCCCAAGGCAAAGATACTCCAAAATTAATTGAGCCAGTTCGTAATGTACTAATTAATAGTGGTAGATATTATATTATTGAAAATGTTGCTGGTGCTAAAGATCATCTTATCGAACCGTTTAAATTAAGTGGTTATATGTTTGGTATGCCAATTGAACGAGCTAGATATTTTGAGTGTAATTTTCCAGTGGCAAAACTAAAGAATATTACTAAACGCGGATATTCTAAAAAATATGCTGAAGAAAATGGTATTGATTATCGCGATATGAGTGTCACAGGCAAGAGTCGTGGCAAAGGATGTATCGATACTTGGCGTAAGATCATGGATATGCATTGGGCCGGTCGAGGCTGGGAGTTGACAGAGGCTATTCCACCTGCTTATACTAAGTATATTGGTGAGCAACTTTTAAAATATGAAAGCGATCTTAGAATTCGATTTACCTGAAGACCAAAGAAAATTTGAAATGGCAAATCAAGCGGCTGATATGGTCGCTGCTATTGGTCATTTTGAAGACAAATTGCGAAGCTATATAAAATATGGTCACGAATTTAAATCTGCGGACGAAGCTCTTTATGCTATTCGCACTCTTTTACACGAAGAAATTAACATTCGACGCATAAATATCCATGACTGCTGATATACATAAAGAAATTCACGAATTAACCGAAGAATGGCATGAATACGTCTGTGAAGGAATTCACAAAGATCGTGACTGCCACTGGTATATAGAATCAGTTTGGTCTTATGGTTTAGCACCAAAATACTTCGTTCGACATCATGGAAATATAATTGATAATATCGAAGTAAAATGCGATACTTATGAACAAGCATTGCATACTTTAAAGAAAGTTATTAAACGAGCTATTGAAAGAGAACGAGAATTAGATCAACAATCCAGTTCCAATGACTGGTAAATCTAAAGGGTTTACTCTTATAGAAATAGTTTTGGCGACAGTGATATTATTATCATTGATCGCCGCTTTGGTTATTAACTTTGATTCTTTTAATGCTAATAGATACAACGAAGCCAGAGAAAATTTAAAAACATTTTTAATTAATAAACGCCATCAAGCAGCGTATTATCAGAAAGATATTGAATTATCTTTTACAGAAGATTATACAATTAATTCTATAGAAAATCCTGATGAACTTGCCGCAATAACTAATGACTTAAAAATACTTGAGTCATCTACAACAAAAATTGTTTTTTTTCTTGACGGCACGGTCGAAGAAAGCTACATTATCACCAGTTCTAACGATGGAAAAGTTACAAACACTTTTCGCATAAATGTCATAGGAAAAATAGACTATGATAAATAAAGGTATATTATATGAGTATGAAATTTACTCGTAAAGGATTTTTCAAGACTATATTAGGAGGATTTGTCGCTGCTCCTATTGCCCCACTTTTAATTAAAGGAGAAGAGAATTCTCAAAAGCCAGAAGATTTATCGCTTGGTGAAAAAGTTTTAACAGTTGACGAGCGTGGCAGCGTCGGTATTGGAGGAGGTTCAGGATATCTTGGATTAGGAACTAATACTCCGAGTCAAGCTCTTCATGTTTCTAGTATTATTTTTCATGTTAATAACCGAAGATTAGAAATGTCAGGAGATGACAATGGTGATTTTAAAATACAATGGCTAGATGTTAAAGATGATGAATCTTCCGCTAGTATTACAATTCAGCCACCTAAACCCAATCCTTTTAAAGTGATTTGTAATGACATTCGATACTCATAAGAAAAAAATAGTATTACTTTCAGATCTTCACAATAATATTGAGAAGTTCAATAAGATCATTCAACATGAATCGGCAGACATAAATATTTGTCTTGGAGATTGGTTTGATAGTTTTTATTTGGACGACTCTGATGATTATAAAAAGACTGCTGATTATTTGATGCGATATTTATCTGCGCCAAATAATTATACTCTTTTTGGTAATCATGATTTACATTATCTATTCAATAATCACTACACTATGTGCAGTGGATATGAGGATAGAAAGTATTTTGCTATCGATGAAATTCTAGGATCTGAACGCCAAAACATTGCCAATAAATTTAAATGGCGTGTTTGGGTTGACAATTATCTTTGTACTCATGCTGGACTTTATCCTGATTATATAGATCCATCTGTTAAAAATAATGATGATTTAAATCTTTTCTTTATCAAAGAGATAGAACGAGCGAATATTGCTTTAAGGACAGATCAAAATCATTGGTTTTATTATGCTGGTCGAAGCCGAGGTGGTCCTAAAAAAGGTGGAGGAATTGTGTGGCTAGATTTTAAGCAAGAGTTCCAACCTATTGAAGGATTAAAACAAATTGTTGGTCACACTCATCATAAAAATGGTAAAGTAAATCCTCATCATTTGGACGGCAGCATTAATCCCGCAGATTGCGACAATCTTTGCATTGACAACGGATTAAATGAGTATATAGTAATCAGCAACGGTAAATTGGAAATAAAGAAATTTTTAGATATATGATTAACGATAAAAACGATAATAAAGTGCAATTGATTGGTTATTATGGCGACGACAAGGTTCACGCCTGTTCTGCATGGACTTCTACCAGCAGAGATTTAAATGAAGACAAGATTAATAGAATTCCTAAGCTACTTAAGATGCTCGCTGATGCGGGGCATCACACTCCTTTTGAAAAGTCTAGTCTTCATTTTTTAATTGATACTGATATTGCTTCCCACATTCATCTGATAAAACATAGGGTTGGCACATCTGTCAATGGCGAATCTGCTAGGTACAAAGAGATAAAGGAAGATAAATATCTTATTCCTGATGACTGGAAGAACATCGAAGTAACCAATAATCTTGATATTAATAGCAGAGTTAATTTTCCCGGTAAAAACTGGGCGGATGTATTAGAAATGTATACGCAAGCTGGCAATAGATTGTATCATGCCGCAATCAAAGATCTTGAGCCTGTATTAGGTCGCAAGCGAGCAAAAGAATCTGCTCGTTATTTCAAGACATATAATTCTCAAATTCAAGCTGATGTTATGTTCAATTGGCGGTCATTCTATCATTTCTTGAGTTTGCGTAATAAGCCAGATGCTCAGAAAGAAATCCGAGAAATTGCTGCTAAGATGTTACATCTTGTAAGAAATATTGAAGGCAATCCTTTCGAGCATACAATTGCTGCTTTCGACCTATGATCACTAATTATAATCTATTTTTAGATGATATAAGAATTCCCACTCATGTTTATTGGGCAGAAATTCCCAAAGATCAACATTATTCTATAGTTCGTAATTATAATGAATTTGTAGATTTAATTACTCTAAGAGGATTGCCGAAGTTTGTGTGTTATGATCACGATCTTTCGGCAGAACATTATCAAGATGTTGGTAAGATATCAATGAATTATGATAATTATAAAGAAAAAACTGGATATGATTGCGCTAAATGGTTAGTGGGTTATTGCTTTGCAAAGAAAATTAAACATCCTCCATATATTGTTCATAGTTTAAATCCGATAGGTAAACAAAATATTGAATCTTATATAAACTCTTATAATAAATCTCTATGAATTATCAATTGCAATTTGATTTCGAATCTCCAGAAGAAAAAGAGCAACGTCTTAAAGAATACGCGCATCAACAAGCCGAACTAGATAAAATGTTTGGCGAAGACAGTGGCAATTATTATACATATAATAAATATATTGATGGCTTCATTGATCTGCTTCCTTATCGACTAGGCTGGGGATTCAAGCATAATTGGTATGATTTGCGTTGGTGGGTAAAATGTACATATCAAAAACTTCGTTATGGAGTTTCTGATAATGATGTTTTTAGTTTAGAGGTTAATATTGCGAAATATGTTGTGCCTCGACTTAAATATTTTAGAAAAAAAGGCAAATTTGGAATTCCTGCTTGTTTTTTACCAAATGATTTTCATCTTCTTGAAGGTGAAGAATTTGATTTTGCAGAAGCTAAAGCTGTAAAAGAAATGAATAATGTTTTGGACGAAATGATTTTTGCTTTTGAATATATTGCTGATCCTGATAAATTTGTACCTTTTCCAGAAGAATCTCTCGCAAAATGGGATTCCAAAGATAAAAATTCTTTTAATAGAGAAAAAACTATTGAAGAAAAAATGGTTTGGGACGAATATATGCAAAAATGTAAAGATTGCGAAGCTAGAAAAAAGAAAGGCTTGCTATTATTCGCTGAACACTCCGACATATTATGGATTTGAATGAAACTTTTTTTAGCAATATTATTGCTTAGTATTGTTTATATAATTGGATGGTATCAAATTCATGGACAATTCTTATGGGATTGGTTCAAAAAATATGAATATTATTTTGTTTGGATCAGTGTTCCAACAACTTTAGTATCAATTCGTGCAATCAAGTTAATCAATGAATACTTCAATGGTTTAATTTGGCCTAATAGAATACTTACTTTTACAATAGGCATAATACTGTTTACATTCTTAACTTATTTTCATTTTGGTGAAAAATTAAGTTTAAAAACGTTGACATTATTATGTCTTTGCGGTATTATAGTGACATTACAAGTATTCTGGAAATGAAATTCACTACCGAACAATACGAGTATATAATCAAGACAAAAGATAAAATTACACAGCTTAACAAAGAACAAACCAAGCTGTATGAAGATCTTCTTAATAATCTGAACATACCGATTCAAGCTGAAGATTGGTTGTTTGATTATATTTATAACGATTATGGATCTATTGATGACGTAGAAAAAAGACTAACAGAAATTAAATAATATGCACAAACCAAGTTTTTATTTAACTTTAGATCTTCCCAAAAGTTTCACTAGGGAAGATGCCGAAAAGATTCAAAAAGACGTTCTTGACTTCCTTGAAGGCAAGCGTCATTATGGTGCAAAATACGATGGCAAAAATGGCATAACCGTTAAAGTCATCAGCGTATCTACAAATCATGATTGAAAAAGCTATCGAACGTCTTCGTGCCTATAATAAATGGCGTACTGGTAAAGATAATCGCACAATGGACGAAGTAGGAATAATCCCCAGTCAAGTATCAAAAGATATTGAAACTGTCTGCGATGAACTTGAAAAATTAATTAAAATGTATGCAAGTGGTAATTAATACAAAGCAGTTTGGATCATTTTCTATCAGTGAAAAAGCTGTAGACTTTATCCGAAAGAAGGTTAAGGGAAAAGATAACAAGAATTCTATATTCGCTTATTCTTTTAATGATGATAGGTCTAACTATCTATTGATTGAAGCTGTATCTAAGCTGAAATCTAAAGCTAATGGTTTATATTCTGAATTAAAGATTGTAGAAATACCAGATGACATTGAATGGCAAGTATTTGCTATCAATGGCGAAGAATGGATTGCTGAAAAACATCGAACGTGGCGATGAAGCCGAGAATTATAAAACGCGCAATTGAGACCGCTCATGCGCTTTGCCCTACTAACTGGAAGAATGTAAATAATTCTCATATTGCTTTTCTAGTTAAAAAGAATAAGATAGTAAAAATTGGTTGGAATAGAAAAAGAACGCATCCTGAAATCGCCAAACATCCGTACCATGAAGGATATGTCGGCACTCATGCTGAATTAGACGTTATTCTTAAATCAGGAGAAGATGATCTTGAAGATCATAGTATGATTGTTCTGCGAGTTGATAGAAAAGGCAGACTTGCAAATAGTAAGCCATGTCCCGGTTGTCTTAGTCTTATTAAATCATATAACCTCAGTGACGTTTACTTTTCTAACTTAGAAGGAAAGATAGAAAAATTGTGAAAAATTCATTGACTTAGACGATAACATAGTTAAAATAAAGAATATGAAGAAAGATTTATATATGAAGAAGCCAGAAGATAAGGTTGTGCTGCAAAGTGATGATTTAATATACGATGGAAAGAATTTTATTATTCCATCTTATTATTGTGGCGTGATTGCTGATTATCTATCGACGGTGGATACACAAGGTATGAATGACGCTGACAAGCAAGATTTCATGGCGTTTTCCGCTTTCTTTGAGGCGGTTCTTGATTTAAAACATAATAAAACAGGGAATTAATATGGGAATGTACGATACTATTATTTGCAAATATCCGTTGCCAATGCCAGATGATCCAGAAGGTTATACTGGTTCTGATGATTTTCAGACTAAAGATCTTGATCTCGCGCTATCTACTTACACTATCGATGAAAACGGTCAATTATTTATCTATCGATTCGAAGGTGAATGGGAGCCGGGAAATAAAGACTCTGATAGTTTTATTGGTAAGCTAGGTTATTTTAAAACCACTAAAATTTGGCAAGAACAATTAAATACTACTATCACAGTTATATTTTATGATTATCAGCATTCAGAAAATACTGATTATGATTATTTTATAGAATATGAAGCTGTATTTGTTAATGGCAAAATAACTTCAGTAAAGCTAATTAAGTTCGAAGCTACCGATAATGCCGAAAGGAAAAAAAAAGATATTGAGTTTAATGAACAAATGAAAAAACATCATGAGTTCACAAAAACTTGGAAATATAAGTATTTTGTAAAACCATATAATAAGACTATTAGTTATTTATTTCGTAAGATCAGTAAGGCTTTTTACAATCTATCTCATACTCTTTACAAGATAGAAAATAAAATCAAGATATGAAAGACGAAAACGATTCGGCGTTTCTTATTTGTGATTGCTTTAGTCATGGGCTTCTTGTTGAGAAGTTTGAAGACGAAAAAGAAGTATGCTTGAGTTTATTCGAAAGAGGATTGGATGGCAGGATACTTTCTTGGTCATCTAGGTTAAGATGGTGCTGGCAAATTCTTAGATATGGAAAACCTTGGTCTGATTTTGTAATATTAAATACAGAGAATCAAAAACGATTAAAAGAATTTCTATGAAATTTAAAAATTTCGAGGGCGTTGAGTATACTGTAAATTACAATAAACCACTAGCTAGATATAAAGCTTCTGGTTTATGTGATTCTCCAGATACAAAATATCCTCAAATTCTTGTTGATCCAACTTTGCTTACTCGTAGACAGTTAAATGTATTAATCGAAGAAGTTTTTCATGCTCATTTATTCGACCTTCCAGAATGGAAAGCTAGAAAATTTGCAGCTAATTTAGGAAAACTTGTGTACAATAGATTTATAAAGAAATGAATTTACGAGATCTACTAGGGGACGAAAAAAATTTCGATCCCCTTTTTAAGTTAGAGTTTCGCGGACACAATATAATCGGTTTCAATAAAAAATTAATTACATTGAAACACCCGTTTGAGTGTGATTCTCAAAGCGACTGTTGCCGCAATCATGTTATCAAATTTTTGAATGATGAAGGATATTTAGATCAGTGCGAAGATAAAGTTATTATTTTTGATATGTATACTGATCTATACGATGAAGAATAATTAAATAGTTACTTGTCCTGAAGACCAAGGTAAAGGTGGTGTAACTATAGGAGGATTTAATTTATCGTATATTTGCGACAACGAAGCTTGTTCATAACCTGTTTTTCCTTCTTCTCCTATAATTTCCCAAATCCATGACAATACTCCTGACTCAGTAAGTTCATCATAAGGAGTAAAAAGCCCTGTACTTTCTGGAACATTTGTCGCTCCAAATGATCTGCCATAAAATGGACCGCCACTTATTCCAGAGTATGAAGATAAACAATCCCAATGAACATAAAATACATAATCTTTTTGCCCACTCAAGTTAGGATAACAATCCATTGCTGTAACTTTCCAATCTATTTGTAAATTATCTGTCATATTCTAATATACACATGATAAAAAAAAATATGATTATTTCATTTATTTTTTCACATCTTTATATATGATATGTACAATTAAAATATAAGTATGAAAAAGTGTTTATACTGCAATGAATTTATCGACTTAGACAATGATGATTACCAAAAAGTAGGTAAGAAAGTTGTTTGTGTATTCTGTTATGAAGAATATGCAGATGAAATTGATAATATTTATACAGATGACGAAGAATTTTCTCGCGAAGAAGAATAAATAGTGTAATATATAGTAGCGCAAATACATGCTGGATAAAAATTGATTATTTAATCAAAATCCAGTTAAGCCCGAAGCGCATGAAACCGTGTTTCAGATCGGGCTTTTTTCCGTCTCTACACCTCAACTTTCTCAAAAAATCTTGCGTCAGCCGCTTGACAACCTCTAAAAACCTGCTAAAGTCATCGCGTATGGATAACCCATCGCAAAAGACTGGTCGTGGTCGCCCCAAGGGTGCAACCTCCACTATTGAAATCACGTTGGCTGAGTTGCTTGCCAAGCTCAACAACGATCCTGCCGCAACGGTAACCGTTGGTCGTGTTTGGTACAACAAGTACAAAAATGTACCTGCGAATTCATCGCAAGACGGTGATTCTTTGCCTCCCGAGATCCAGCAGCAGTTGGAAAACGTGGAACAGACCGAGAAGGTTGAATTCGTAATTTCTTAAATTATGTTTGATGAACTTGTAGGACAAGATGCGGTAAAGCGCAAGCTTCAGTTTTATATTGAGGCTTACAAAGTTACTGGATCTTTTCCGTTTCTAAATTTCATTGGAGCTAGAGGTCTTGGCAAATCCAAATTTGCTCAAGAGTTCTCTAAGAACGTCATCGGTTCTAATGGAAGGAAGAAGCCGCTACTATCGCTTAATAGCTCTAGTATCAAATCGGGCAAACAGTTTTTCGAACAAGTTTTTCTGCCCCATATCAACGATCAAGAAGTTATCGTCTTCTTCGATGAGTGTCACGCTTTGCCAACAGATTTTATTTACGCTTTGTTGACTATTCTGAATACAGAAAAAGATCATAAAGTAGAATATGCTGCTGGTGATAATGTATACAGCTTTGATTTCAAAAAGCATCATTTTATATTCGCGACAACTGAATCGCAAGATCTATTTATTCCTCTGCGAGATCGGTTGACTACTATCGAATTTTCAGATTATACTGAACAAGATTTGCAGCAGATATTTAAAATGTCTTTGCCGCATATCGAGTTCGATGAAGAAGCTCTGCATATTCTAGCTCAAACCAGTCGAGGCAACGCTCGTTCTTGCGTCCTCCGAGCAAAAGATGTTCAGATTTATACTGACAGATTGCCAGAAAAGAAGTTCACTAAAACTGATGCAATCAATCTTTTTCATATCCTAGGTGTATTGCCTTATGGATTGAATAGAATTGAATGGCAGATACTAAATATTCTTCGTAAAGAAGGTAGTTGTAGTTTGTCGATGTTGGCCGCGAAGACTGGATTGTCAAGATCTTCTATTCAGAAAGATCATGAATTGTTTTTGATCAGAAAAGGTCTTATTAATATCGATGGACTACGACATATTACAACAAACGGTTGTAAAGTACTAGAAAGTGTAAATAAATAAGATAACATAGTTTAATGCCGGAGTAGCTCAACGGTAGAGCAATACTTTTGTAAAGTAAAGGTTGCAGGTTCAAATCCTGTCTTCGGCTCTCTCTTTTCATGAAAAGAAGTTTGTATAAAGATGAAATCTTCAGGTTGAGATCTGAAGGTAAAAAATACTCACAAATTGCAAGTATCTTAAATTGTTCAACAACATTGGTAACGTATTATCTAAATACAAGTTATCAAAAAAGTCATCAAGACCGATCTAAGGTTTTTAAGAAAACCAACAGGTTTGCCAAGAAAGAAGAAATAAGAAACAAGTTTGGCGGCAAATGTCAAATTTGTTCGTATAACAAATGTCAAAGTGTACTAAGTTTTCATCATCTTCCCGGTACAAATAAGAAGTTTACTATATCTGATGCGATAGTTAGAAAAAGAAAATCAGATCAAGAATTGGTTGAAGAGTTGAAAAAATGTATTTTAGTTTGTGCGAATTGTCATGGTGAAATTCACGCTGGGATCACAGAAATTCCAGAAGGTATCAAGAATCCCTTGACAAGTGAAGAAAGTGTGGTAGAGTGAGTGCGTTCTTTGGATGCAGCAGGTAGTTCAATAAAGTTTGAAGTTTCTGCAAAGTCCCCTTGACAATCGAAGAAAACATGGTAGATTGTCAATGTTCTTTAAATTTCGCGGGTTGGAGAAGAGGTCATCTCGTCACGCTCATAACGTGAAGATCATCGGTTCGAATCCGATACCCGCTAAGTTTTCCCTTGACAATCGAAGAAAGTGTGATAGATTGTCAATGTTCTTTAAAATTTTATGCGTCCGTAGCTCAACGGTAGAGCAGCAGCCTCAATAGGGGCCACCCAAGGGAAACTTTGAGTGTGAATGGTGTAAATTCGGCGAACGGGTAACAATGACAGATTTCAAAAGAATCTGCAATATGTAAATATATGTCCCCAACGCCGAGCCAAGTTTGATTGAAGGTGTAAATTTAAATCAGCTTCAATTAAAAAGGTGTAGAGACTATAATCACCCTCCTAAGATTGACTTGAAATCAATACGGAGAAGGCATAGTCCAGACCACAAACAGAGAAATCTGGTAGTGAAAACTATAGTGGTAGGTTTAAGCTGTTGGTTCCGAGTTCAAATCTCGGCGGACGCACCAATTTTCGACTTTTAAGCAGTGAAGTCACTTATGTATTAACGTGTGTTGATTATATAAGATTGGAAATACGTTTCCCGCTGCTTAATATTTTAGGTTAGTTGAGTCCGTTACCTTAAATTAAAAACTCAACAGTTTTTCAGGTTCGCTATAGAAACCTTAACTAGATATAGGTTCGTTATATCCGTTTTTGTAGTTTTTCGAAAAAAACTACACGGTTTTTTGTTCTTTAAAATTTAATATGTAGTAGTTTCTATGGGCCGTTAGCTCAATTCTTGGTTAGAGCGGCAAACTCATAATTTGTTGGTTATCGGTTCAAGTCCGGTACGGCCCACAGAGACTATTATATATTTAATGTTGGTCCTGTAGCTCAACTGGTATAGAGCGTTCTCTTTATAAGGGAGGGGTTGCGAGTTCAAGTCTCGCCGGGACCACCAGTTTTAATATGTTCTTTTAAATCTATCAAACCGTGGTGAACTTCACCATGACAATTTCTGCAAAGCAAAACGCATTTATCTAATTCTTTAGTTAATTGAGTTAAACTATAACTTCTTAATTGTGCAATATTAAATTCTTTTTCCTCTGGATTAAGATGATGAAAGTCTAATGATCCAATATATCTATTATAACCACAAACAATGCATTTACCTCCTTTATAGTTTACGCATTCAATTTTTCTATCTAATTGCTTTTGATATGTAGTTTTATTATTGCATGGTTTGCACCATCCATGAATATCTCCATTTTTGCTAGTATAAAAATTATCATTTAATGTTTTTAATTCTTTGCATTTAGGGCAAGTTTTGAATTGTATACCATTAATTAATATAATACTTCTGGTTCGTGGTTGTTCTTTAAAAGATTTATTCACGGTTTTGAGATCAAATTTTTTAAGCCAATGTCTAATGCTGGTTTTACTTTTATTTGTGGCTTTTGAAATTTGTCCGAGAGAAAGACCTTGACTGATGTAGGTCTCTAGTGTAGATTTATCCATAGTTCAATTCTTATTACTCTTTATTATAAGACTTGAGCTAGTTCTTTCAATAAAATTTTTCGGTCCATTGGTCTAGTGGTTATGACGCTGCCCTTTCAAGGCGGAGAGGAGAATTCGATTTTCTCATGGACTACCAAATTTTCCCCCTTGACAGGGGCCACATTCTCTAGTAGATTGTGAGCGTTCTTTACAACTGAATATGAAGATTCTGTCCAGCGATGGCGAAATGGCAGACGCAGCGGACTCTTAAGGGTCCATATATAAGAAATTATGTATGAGTATGGTGTAAATTCGGTGAACGGCTCGTTTTTTGATGAAAAGCAGCACTAGTGCGGTAGTGAGAAGTCAGATATTTGTAGGTTTCAAACTCACATAAATAAAAGTCGAAACCTTCTAGTCAATAGACAACCCAACGCCGAGGCAAGCTAATCAAAGTCAATAAAAAGGACAGAGATTAGAAGCTGTAGAGACTATAATCACCTACCTAGAAAATCTAAGATAGCCGAACAGGCTTGAAATACTCATTAGATTATGGTAAAGGCATAGTCCAGACCACAAACAATAAAGCGTAAGGAATAAGCGAACTTGTAAACATCTTATTCCCTTTATCGAAAGATAAGTGCTAGAAAACAAGTATTGGTAGTGAAAACTATAGTGGTAAGTAAAATCCGCAGGTGCTAATAACACTGTGGGGGTTCAAGTCCCCCTCGCTGGACAGAGTTTTTATATTCAAAATTTTCCAACACGATGCACCCAGCTTCCAAGAGCAAACCCATGTTAACAGGACTTGGTAAATCCATGTTATGGACGGCATCCGAGGAATGTTGCGGTTTGGGGGTCATGTCCCGAATCGCAACACAATTTCGCCAACAGGACGCAGCTTGATGCTTTATGCAAATAAAGACTGATAGAGAGGCTAGTGCAGAAAATCCTGTATAAACTGCACATTAATTTTTCGGCAAGAGTTCTGATCAGACATGGTAAAGTGCCTGAAAAGGGTACGAGGCGGGTTCGAATCCCCCATCTTGCCGATTTGATTTTGCAGCAATGAGGACAGTCGTTAACTTAGACGTAATCTGGGGTACTGGGAAATCTCGGTATATCAGATAGCTGAATGACCTGATCTGCAATTGCAATCCAGACAGTGCGCCCAAGTGATAATGGTTCCAGTCACTTTACACTGCGACAACAATGGGCAATAATTTTTAGTTCTTTTTGATTGATATTACCTAACTGGAAAAGGAGCGCATCGGATGCCAAAGTTTTATAGGTTCATGGCGATGTATGTGCATAACCATCATATAAACCTAAATAGGGATGGGGACTGTAGGTTCGAATCCTACTATCAATCATACAATTTTATCCGAGGGTAGTATTTATATATTGGCATAAAACGTCTGCATAGTGTCGCAACTTTGCAGAAGTAGCTGGTTCGAATCCAGCCCCGAGGTCCATTTTTGTTCTTTTATAATTTTCAGAGTATGATTAAAAATGGCGACCAGACCACAACGCTTTGGAATGCGTAAGCTGAAAAAAGTGAAAAATTATGGTTGTCAGTCGATTGAGACGGTGCGAAAATCCGATGGCGATGTAACATCGTTGTAGTTGATATCAATTACACTATGGGGAACTAAGCGGTGTGAATCACACAAGGCACCCATAGCGCAGGGCCAGTCTTAGACCATACTCTGATACCAATTTTCAATTTCAACCAAACAATAGAGATTAGCTACTCGACAAAAAATCATTATAAATCGGATAACAGCGGTGAGTGTCGGCAGTAACAACAAGTCTCAAACGGAAACCGTAAACGTCGATTTTTTTGTTTGGTTGTCCTTTTTTGATTGATATTACCTAACTGGAAAAGGAGCGTGTCGGTAGCCAAATAAGGTTCAAGGCAAGAACAGGCGTAACCATCATATAAACCTAAATAGAGATGGGGGTTGTAGGTTCGAATCCTACTATCAATCAATTAATTTTAGTTCTTTTTATAATTTTATTTTCCTAGAGGGAGATTTGTAGTGCGTGTCGGTAGACATAACGCTGAAAACAAATCAGGAGACTCTAGCGTAATAAAGCTTATAAAACTATTGACAAATAGAAAATAAAAGTTTTGTCACGGATTTTTTGAGCGTGAAGTGTATTGGTAGCAATGGCACGAAGCTGTAACAAGCGGAAACAGAGGAGTAGGTTCGATTCCTGCCGCGCTCATTTAATTTTTACAAGCAACCCCTGTTGAGGGTGGACCAAAATGGCAACAACCAATCGCTGAAATAACAAACAATATGGTGAATACGCGACATGGAAGCTTGTAAATTTCTCGCTAGAAGGACAAGGGGCTTCATGCCCCGTTCTGGAAACAGACTTACTTCTAGTGGGATTTCACTTTCATATATGAAAATTGTTATTAATAAATGTTATGGCGGTTTTGGTCTTAGCGAAGAAGCTGTTCTTTTATATGCTAAGAAGAAAGGTCTTAATCTAATTGTTCAGCGTAATAAAGGTTTAAAACTAAATCATTATTATCTAAACGAAAAGAAAGACGACAATTATTTTCGTGAGCGGGACATCCAAAGAAATGATCCTATTCTTGTCGAAGTTGTAGAAGAACTAGGTGAAAAAGCAGATGATACTTATTCTGAGCTAAAGATTGTTGAAATCCCTGACGATGTTGAATGGATCATTGAAGAGTATGATGGAAATGAGTGGGTCGCAGAAGATCATCGTCGCTGGTATTAATTTATGCCAAAAGTAATTATCGCGCCAGAAGGCGGCTGGGAAGATAACACTTATTATCATGTTGAAGCCAGCTTTTCAGAAAATGATCCTATTCATGGATATGTGTTCTTTTCATCTCATTTGGTAAGTAATAAACCAATACATGGATTTTTTCTAAAATCAGAATCATATCTTAGCGATGCTATTTATTTGCGCGTGTTAAAGAAGCTAACTTCGCAAAAAGATGTTGACAATGTGCCGCGAAGGTATAAGATAGTAAAAGATTATTATCCTTTTTAAGGTGTAATAAGATTTAATGGCCTCGTAGCTCAAATGTATAGAGCTTTCCGTTTCTACCGGACAGGTTGGGGGTTAGAATCCCTCCGGGGCCACCATTTTAATAGTTCCAGAGTAGCTCAATGGTAGAGCTTTCGGTTGTTACCCGAAAGGTTGGGAGTTCAAGCCTCTCCTCTGGAGCCAATTTTTATTTAATCTTAGTATTTATAATATTAGTAATAATATCTAAATACTTCTGACATTTTTCTGGTTTGAAATACTTTAAGCCCGATGTGTCAATAATACACAACTCAATATTCTTTTCTAAGCAAGCTTGATATTTGCGCGAATCATTGTTTTTTGTCTGATTCAATTTATCAGATCCATAAATAGGTTCGTAATGAAAAATTCCGTTAAGTTCAAAAGCTAGTTCTAAACTAGGAATATAAATATCTAATTCTGAGTTGATAGCGTCTTTTCTATTAAAATGAAATTCTAAATTTGGATACAAAGATGGCAGCAAACTCTCTAAATGTTTTTCTAATTTAGATTTTCTACAGCCATGAGTTTTGTGAGTATTATTGAATGTGGCCGCACAAGAACGAGAACAAAATGAATTAGGATGTTTTTTTAATTCAGCGTTTACTTTAAAAAAACTTTTATTGCATTGTTTACAAGAAACTTCAATTTTTTTACAAGCAAAAGATACAGAGCAGTTTTTTGAGCAAAATTGATGATACGAAGGTCTATAAAGCAAATGCAGCTTAACGTATTTACACTTTTTTTCAAAAACTTTATTACATTTATCGCACTGTATGGGTATCATCTTCGAATATTTTGAAGACAATACCTCTTCCGTAGGAATAAGAATCATTCATAATAGTTTACACATTTAGATTCGAAATGTGAAATTTCAAATCGAACCCTAGCAGCCATCTTTTAATATATCTTAAATCCACTCAAATCAGCCTCAGTGACTTTATATCCACTAGTCATTGAGGCTATTGTATTATTTATAGCATCAATATAACTAGGAACGCTTGTCGCCAAACCTGATGAGCTTCCAAGTGTCATATACCATGCGCCAATTACTACTATCTCATTATTAATAATTGTAGAAACAATATTACCACTATCGCCGCCAATTAATGGTTCAAAATATTGCGCTCTATTAGGATCTTTAGAAACATTTAATACTGTATTAATTGATCCATAAGTACTATTTAGCATAGCATATTCAGCAATCAAAGCTTTTCTTTCTTGATCTGAATATAATATTGGGAAATTAGTATCCTTGCTAAAATATTTAGGATAGTTGGTTGGCAAAACATTATATACTTTTAATGAATCATCAACTTCTCTATCAAGTTCGCCAATTAAAATATCAGTGTTGGCGACACGTTTTGTTTTCATGACATTATAAACAAGCGAAACATTATTATTGTTTATAAAGAAAATCATGAATGGCGACTGTGAATAAGGTACATGATTAGCAAATAAAACATGTTTTTTAGTAATTAGAGTGCCGCCGCCAACACCTCCGAGCGGAACAACAGCAGCACAATAACCAGTCAGATCAATACTTTTTGCCCAACAATTATTATTTCGGGGCCAATTATAAGGATTAGAATATGGTGTTAATATATTTTTTTCTTTCTTGTCTTTAATTAAATTGTCAAAGTTACTAGAGATATGAGAAAATAGATCTAATTTATTTGTGGTTATAGATTTCGGTTTAACTGAATTATTTACTACTTCGTTTTTGGCTTCTGCAATTATTTTTTGTATTAAATTTGCGTGATCTGCGAGAAGTTGCTCTAAGGTGGTCATACATAAAGGCTTACACCGAAAAATGCCGCTTGACAAGGCGAATTTTTTCTGCCATCATGTTCGCACGATTATGAGTTACGCAAATTTTTTCGAGTTAAAAGGTAAGATCATTAAAGAAATAAATGGTCTGGAAATATATAGCGATGAAGTGTTCATCAGAACTAATGATGAAACTTATAGACTATATCACCAACAAGATTGTTGTGAACACGTTTGCATCGTTAAAGTCATTGGAAACGTCAATGAATTGATTGGCGAGGTTCTTTTCGCAGAAGAAGATGCTGGCGCAAGTGATCCTGATTGGTATAACGAATCTTTTAATTATAGTCATACTTGGACTAAATATGTTTTGAAGACTGCAAATGCTAGTTTGGAATTCTGGTTCCTTGGTGAATCAAATGGTTATTACAGTGAAGATGTCAGTATTAAAAAAATATGATTTGCTCAAAAACTAAATCCAAAGCCAAACTAGAAGATTGCGCCGTGTCTTGGAGCGGCGACAGTATTTCTGTTTGTTCTAAATGCAGAATGAGCATTTGGGATTTTAATTTTGATGACTTTCATGTAGAAGATCTTATGGATCAAGATGACGGTAATCATTTTTTTAATTAATTATGGAATCTAATAAAGATGATGGAGGACCAGCATTTCCTGCTAAAGACTGGCAAGCAAAAGGAAATCATCACCCCGGCATGAGTCTTCGTAATTATATTGCTATTCAAGCTATGCAAGGCGATTGGGCCGCTCAAAGTGAATTTACGGGAGAATGGGCTAACTGTACGTCAGAAAAATATCTTATGGAGAGAGCGCGGCTCTATTATAGGATGGCAGATGCAATGATAAAAGTAAGTAAAGAATAATTATGAAAGTTACAATTAAATTAGACATAGACGATATTGATGAAGCTATCTTTAGGAAATCCCTAATGTATTTTCTATGGAATAATCCAGCGTCTCTATGTGTTGAGCAAATCAAAATTGATGACAAAAAAATTGATTTTAATACAGAAAGATGTGAGTATAGAAATTCTGTATATATGTCTCCGAAAAGAGTTGAGGATTTTAAAAATTTGATTGACGCATACCCCGAGGTAAACTAGAAGAATAATATGACCCCCGACATAAATTTGTACCATGAAATTCCCCAAGAGATCAAGGATGCAGCTTTACTTCTTGGAAATTATTTCAAGAAACGAAACATTGACAACTGGGCCTTGTATGACGTATCTTCGCGTAATGCATACGTCGCTGGTTACAAAATGGGCTACGATTCTGGCCTTTCTGTTGCCATTTCCCTCGCAGAAGAATGCAATGCAAGCGGAGTTCTAATTTGTGGATTAAAAAATAGTAAAAAATAATATGAGTAATCTGTTAAAACACGCAGAACGAGAACTAACCTTAATTGGCTATGATGGCAAAGATGAATACAATAATATGGCTAAAGATGCTATATTACAACTAATTGAAACATTTGCCAAACAAGGACATAGTGGATTTAGTGCGCCATATGTAGCAAATATGTTTCATAAACTTGCCAATTATGAAGTATTATCTCCATTAACGGGTAATGATGATGAATGGAGTGATGTTCTTGATGAAAGAAGTAGTGATAACACAAAAATGTTTTTTCAAAACATTAGAGATAGTAGAGTATTTAAAGATGAAAAAGGTGCATATTTTTTAGATGCAATTGTATGGGAAGAAATTATTAATGGTGATTCTTATCATTTTACTGATCGTAATAGTAAAAGATATATTAAATCATTTCCGTTTACACCAAAAACTTTCTATGTCAAAGTAGACAAAGACCGCAATGTTCTTGATACGGAAGAATATAATAAAGCAAACGAATACTATGTTTGAATTGGCTAAGGAATTGAAAGAAATGAACAAAGAAGAATAAAAATAATATGACTACGACAGAACAAAACAATAAACAACGAATATTTGTATTCAAACAACCATCTGATGGGAAAAATAGACAGATGCTATATGCTTTTCCAGAAGATAAAATTGTTTCTGTAAAGTCCCAATGGGGCAGTCAAAATGTTTACTTAGAAATCAATGGGTTAGAAGTTCAAGGCAGTTTTGATCAATTTGTTTCTATGTTGGGAGAAAGAGTTGATGTCGAATAACATGAGCGAAGAAATTAAAAAAACTAAAGAAGTACCATGCCCCGATTGTTATGGTGGACATTTTAAACCATGCAATCTTTGCGGAGATTCAGGATTTGCTCTTCTATTAATTGAAGAAAAGCCAAAAACAGAGGAATAATAAGTAAAATATGAATATGATTGGCAAAACTTGTGAAGTATGTAAAGAAGGCACTTACGCTGAACGTAGCATTCACGATGATTGGGACGGAAAGCTCACTTGCGATAAATGCAATCATAGAATAGATAAAAATCCAAATAAAACAATGAACAAAGAATCAAATAAAAAGAAAATCTATCGTCTAAGATTAGGCGGCGATTTGGGCGAATTGTGGCTTGACGAGAACAAAAATCCATTGTCTCATGTCCATTGCAACGACGCTATATTCAGAAGCGAATATCAAAAATTTATTATTGATTATCTTGGGGGAGAATTGATCGAAAAATACGTTGACGTTGATGGTAAATTAGAAGAAAAACTTTTAGATGCCAGCGGCGATCCAGAAGCAATTTGCAAATTGTTGAAAAAGTATATTAAAAATTTATGAAATTCACGCCAGAAAATATTAGACATTTAGAACCGAATCAAATCTTTACTTATGGAGCCAACACCGCAGGAATTCACGGTGCTGGTGCTGCAAAATTAGCCTTGCGTTGGGGGGCCAAGATGGGCGAGTATGGGCTGAACGGCCAAACCTACGGCATCCCCACAAAAGATCACAACATTCGCACTTTGCCCCTTGACAAGATCCAAGCTCACGTTGATACTTTCCTTGCTGTGGCGTTCTCTCACCCAGAATATGAGTTTTTAGTCACCAAAGTGGGCTGCGGACTCGCAAATTATTCTCCGAAAGACATTGCCCCACTATTTAAGATAATTAAAACAGGAGTATTTGATAACGTAATCTTACCAGAAGAGTTTTATAAGTATATTTAATATGAAAGAATCACCT